CCTGGAAGACCGACTCTTCGACGTAGGTCAGCACCGAGTCGATACGGTCGACCAGGTCGCTCTGGTAGCGATTGAGGCGATCGCACACGCGGCCGAGTTCAGCCACCATGTCGTTCTCGATACGCAGCAAGTCGAGGTAGTTGACGTTGTGCGGCAGATCCACACCGTCGTCCTTGTCGTCTTCAGCAGACTTGTTCAGCTGCTGGATGACGCTACGCACCGACTTGAAGGTGGAGGTGGTCGAATCGGTGATGCGCTCCAAGGCCTTGACCTGGTCGGTAACGATACCTTCCAGTTGAGCCAGGATCACACCGATCTGATCATTGGTCAGCGATGCTGGCGCATCGAGATGCTTGATGAGCATACCGGCGTCAGTAGCCGTGGACGACAACACCGCTTGCAGGATCACGTTGTAACGGTTTTCCTGAATAGCGTAGACCTGGTTACCCAGCCAGTTCTTCGGCTGGCCATCGAGGATCTTCTTGAGATCCCGCAGCAGGTCTTCGGTTGGGATGTTGATCAACACGTTCTGAGTGGTGTTGCTGCTCAAGGCGTCGAAGATTCGAGTCTTGATGATCTCAGCCAACCGGTGGTGATATTGCTCAACCACCTTGGTGATCGCAAGGTTGGTCTCGGCGAACTCCTTCAAGTCCGCACCCGGGTTCTTGCTGTAGCCGTCACCCAGGATCAGGTGCTTGAGCACACCGGAGTTCAGCTTGAGCGGTTTACCACCGGTACCCTTACGCTTGGCGATGATGCCGCGCACACGCATGCTGCGCTTGACCAGGCCCTTGGAGCTGTCGTTCAGACGAGAGAAGGACAGAGCCATACGCTCGACGAACGAACCCATGGCAGAACCAAAGGACTTGACTGCACCTTTGAACCAGTCGCCAAAGGATTCCATCGACGCTTCGGTTACCGATCCATCAGGACCAGTCTCCAGACGCGGCAGATCGGTCTCCAGGATCTTCTCGGCGTCAGCAATGGTAACGTTGGCGATTTCAGCGAAAGCTTCAGCAGCGTGAGCTGGGACGTCCTCAGCGGCATTCACGGCTGCAGCCACGTTGTGTACCACCGCAGTGGCCGTATCGAGGTCGCGTTGGTCTTCACCCAACTCATGAACTTCGTCCAGAGCATCGGAGAGCTCAGCACGTTCTTCTTGGGTCTGGATGATCAGTTCGTCGGTGACTTCGTCGGCCCGGACTTCTGGTTCGGGAGTTTCGACGATAGCCGATTCAAAGCTTGGGGCGCCTCGGAAGGCGTTCCGCAGGGAATTGGAAAAGATGGACATGGAAGTACCTTTAGTCGAGGCGGCTTGGTAGGCTAAGCTATATTATCAACGGCATATAGCGGGGGATCGCTCCCCCGCTATACTTACGGCGCTACAGATCGATTACTCGGTCTTGGCGGCGTCGTCTTCTTTCTTCGCAGCTGCGTCATCTTTCTTGTCAGCAGCGCCGGCGTCAGCAGCCGGAGCCTTGCCGCCGTACTTGCCGGCCGAAGCGGCAGCAGCGCGGTAGGCTTCTTTGGACAGCTTGCCCAGGTACGACACGTAGGTCGGGATGATGCCTTTGTTGGCGCTGATGGCGGACTTGGCCATTTTCAGCAGCTGACGAGCGGCAGCATCGTCGTCCTTGGTCTCGGACTTGTTCAGGCCGACTTTGTCCTTGATGGCACGACCAGCACCGCCGACAACTTTCGAAGCGGCGTTGATCAGCGCTTCGTTGGCAGCGATGACAGCGTCACCGTCCTTACGAGCGGTTTCCATCAGGGTGCCGACTTTGACCAGCGAGTCGCCAACGGCGCCAATTTCGGCAGGCGAGAGGATCGGGCTCTTTTCAGGAGCTTCTTTCTTCTCGGGGTTCTTGATGCCGAAGGTAGCACCGGACAGCTTGTCGAAGTTCTCGCCTTGACCAGGCTTGAACACGGCGCTGTAGCCGCCTGGCAGGGCGATGGTCTGCTCGGCCAGGGCCGAGGTATTGACGGCTGCACCAGCAGCTTTCAGCGAAGCGCCGGAGACGCTGCCTTTGCTCAGCTCGGAGATCAGAGGACGCAGGGAATCACGGATACCCTTGGTCACTTTCAGCACGCCGCTGGTGTAGACGCCGTGAGCGTCGTCCAGGGCTTTCTTCGGATCGACCTTGCCGCCAACGACGACCATGCCGAAACCGCCGGAGCTGATTTCTTTGACCTTGGCTTCACCTTTCAGGCCCGAAGCTACGCGCTTCAGTTTGACGCCCGACGCCTTGATGGCGCTGGCCGATTTGCCCATGGTGGTGAAGAACTCTTTGATCGCAGTGGCGACTGCCGAGGCAGCGGCGCGCAGCATGGCGACCAGACGAGCCAGAACGCCCTGGCCTTTCTCTTCAGCTTCGGTGGTGTAGTCTTCGAGCTGGTTGCTCTCGAAGGACTCGTGCATGGAGACCACGTCGCCTTGGAAGATGGCGGTAGGGATACCACGAGCTTCCAGCGAGCCAGCGATGCCCTGGGCCAGGAACTTGGCAGCCAGGCTGTTCAGCGGGATGCCGGCGGCAGCCAGCGCGTCGATCTGGCCGCAGTAGGCTTCCAGGGATTCAACGGCTTCGACGACTTTCTCGGCGGCGTTGTCCTGGTTCTCCAGCTTCTCGACGTCGTCAGCCAGTTCGGCGACCGCTTCTTCGAGGTCAGACTGGGTCTCGTCGGTGATGACGGTGATTTCTTCTTCACCGGCCGGCAGGATCACTTCCTCCGGATCGATCTGGCCAGATTCCACGCCGTATTGACGCAGCGCATCATTGAGGGAAAAATTCATGTGTAAAGCTCCTGAGGAGATTGATTGCGTCGGTGCGCACCGACGGCGTATACGCACATCATTACATCACGGCAGCAATGGTGCGGTCGCCTACATATAACTGGAGGGTAGAGGACAAATCGTCCACTCCAAGGCGGGTCACCCAAAGCTGAATGAGGTGTTCTGGAACCATGGCGGCCAGGAATTCCACTGCCTCACGCTCCTCGGGAGAGAACGTCGGCAGGCGGGTGGCTACCACAGTATCATGTTTCAAGAGCAGCGCCCGGTCCTGGAAGCACACACGACGACGCGTGATACGCTTGGTCAGAAAGAGCGCAGTCTCGGCGATGAACGCCTGGACGGAAGTGCCCAGACGTACAGTGGGGCTAAGCGCAGCCGCGAAGAAGCCGCTGGTAGCGGCCCATTCACGCTGCATGATTGCAAGCTGATCGAGCTCGACTTTGAAGTCGGGTCGGTTCTGCTCACAACGGCGACGATAGATCTCGCTGATCTCAGGCGCCTCATAGACAGCTTCGGCTGAGACCGCAATAGCCATCAGCGCCGGAAAGCCGCGATGGGTATATACGATGTTCATTTCACCCTTGCCTCCATCTCGGTGATCGAAGCACGGAGCAGGGTGAGCTCACGGGTGTAGCCATCGATGATGGCCTCAGCCTGAGCGTCCTGCATGCCATTACGCTTATTGCGCAGGCACTCCAGACGCATCTCGACATCCTGCCGCTCTTTCTTGGCGCATTCGTAGCGATCGACTTCCCAGTCGACCCTACGGATACCGACCCAGTGGAAGATGCCGGAGACGATCGGGATAGCGTTCAGGTGCAGCGGGTCAGCTGCCGCACCGCCGGCCAGTGCCGGCACTTCGCTAAGCGCCGCTTCGCTCATGGTCACTTCAGGGATTTTCTCGATATCACTGAGGATCTTCTTTGGATCCGCATTGAGTAGGTCGAGCACCCGGATGTAGGAGCCGCGGTTCTGAGTCAGGTAGCGCAAGACAGCAGGGGTGTAGGGATTGCCGTCAGGTCGCGAGAACGCTTCGATGTTCGTCTCAGACGCTACCAGGTAGGACAAGTGCCGGCTGGTGTAGTCAGCGAAGAAATCGAGGATCTCGATCAAACGAATGACCGACGCTTTCTGATACGTCAGGCCTTCGATATGGATCTGATCGCCCACGTTCTTGCCGATGTACTGCTCGATCAAGTCGAGCAACTTACCAGCGTTGGTGATGGCGATCATCGACACCTTGCTGTAACCCAAGGGATCGTTGCGCAGACGGCCAGGCAGCAGTGGCAGGAGCTCCTTCATGAACTCTTTGCCGTAAGCCGACTTGTAGGTCCGCTCGCCGATGGTTTCAGCAACCAGCTCGAGAGCGGGACGGATGATGTCGTTCAGCTTCTTGCTGATGGTTCGGATCTTGCTCACGACGTCTTTCTTCCCGAAGGTCGGGAGGAGGTCGCGCAGGAAAGTTGCGATGCTCATGGGGTGTCCACTCTCGTGACTGGTGATTACAGACGGCCTGGTACGCGGCCTTCCAGGTACGACTTCATGATCTCCGACAGATCACCGTTCTGGGACTGAGGACCTGCGCCCTTGATGTCCTTGAGGGTGTACACGCCGTAGTCTTCGATGTCGCGGGTGTAGACGGTGACGGTTTCGAGATCAGGATCGATCACGAACAGCAGCATCATCAAACCACCTTCGAACATATCCTGACGGACTGCGAAGTCGTTGAAGCGGCCATTCATCTTCTCTTCCACTTCACGCTGCGTGTCTTTGGTGATAACGCAGATAGAGGTGGCGTCGCCGATGGACGGCTGGCCAGTCAGCATGGTAGCGATCAGGCCCTTGTTGGCGCGCTGGTGAGCCTTGCGGAAGTAGCCGGATTTGTCAGACATGACGGCACGACGGTAAGCGTCGATACGATCCAGGCCAAGCACCAGGTCACGCAGCAGCTCTTTCTCACCGACACGCCATGCACGCCAGCGAGCAGGGGCGCGGTTGTTCTCACCGACCAGGCTCAGCAGCTCAACCAGAGAGACGGGCTCCATGGCGAGAGTGCGCAGACGGATAGCAACCGGGACAGTGGCTTTGTTAGCGCCGTCCTGGATGGATACGTCAACGATCTGACCCACGGCGAGGTTACCCACGTCCTGAGCGATCTTGGCGGTGGTGGAGCCGAAGGTGGCGCCGCCGGAGGTGCCTTTATCGGAGCCGAGCGGATCGCCAGAAGGCAGATCCTTCTCGTTACGAGAACCGCGCGGGTCGTTGGCTTCGGTGGTGTAGTCCGAGTAACGCTCCAGACCAGCGGCCTCGCCTACGAACGGCAAGCCCAATTGATATGATTCGTTGGAAAGGAAGGACAACGATGCCGCAGTCAGATCACGATCCGGCGCGAACTTGTCGAGGTACTTCGCAACACGCACCCCGCCGATGGTGTTGTCGGAGGCCACGGTCAGCAAGTAGTACGAGGTGAACAGTCGCTGAGCGACGTTCATTACGTCCTTGGTGTACGGCAGGCGCACAGCGCGGGAGTCGATCAAAGCGAACGGCTCGATGCGCACGGACTTGGTTTTGGAAACGTAGTTCTGCCCGGCGCCGGAGGCCCAAGCGACTTTCAGTGCATCGACGACCTTGTTCAGCGAAGTGTTGACTACGGCATCAGCCGTTCTGTCCACGACCGCTTTAGCGAAGGCTCCGCCTACAGCTGCACCTGCCGCAACACCTGCGGCTTTGAAGATGGCACCAATGCTCATCGCGTTACTCCCGAGGTGACATTACCAGAGCTGTTTAATTGAATACATTGAATAAAGGAAGGTAGGGCTGGGTATGGCCGCAGAAACCGATTTCATTTACTCGCAAATCATGCAACACGTTGCTGAGACAGGAGGACTGGATGACCAGTACTCTTTGATGGACAACGTCTCCAGGACGATGGGTGCTGGCGCGGAATACAGTCGCTACAACGACGTCTTCTACGGCATCAACCGGAACCCTGGGTTGGCTCCTTTGCCATTGCACAGAGAATTGCAAGGCCTTGTGCTGTTCACAAGACCGAATCTCAATTTGTCATACGATAACATCGCGCCTGTACGGCAGTTGGCGGCACTGATGACTCAGGACCCCGATACCTATCAGTACGCGGTGCGTATGGCACTCGATCCGACCACCTATAAGACAGCTAAGAAGTCTCCGCTGGTTGACTCGTTCCAACCTTATCTCACCTTGCTGACGAACACGATCGCCACGGCGAGTGCTCCGCCAGACATCGGCCTCAACGCATATTCTTCTCCGGAAGGTGCTGCGAAGGAGGTGTGGATCATGAACGACTCGATCGCTGAGTACAACGGTCGTTACGACATCACCTGCACCTTCAACAACATTAAGGGCAACGCTGTGCTGGCCATGCTCCACGCATGGATCATCTATATCGGTGCGTTGAGGGTTGGTCCGATCGTCCCTCACCCGATCCAGCGTAAGCGTAACGAGATGGATTACTTCACTCGTATCGAACGCATCAAGCTCGAAGAGAACGGTCGTAAGATCGCGTCGTGGTTCCACTGCGGTGCTGCGTTCCCAACCAACCTTTCTATCGGTGCAGGCTTTGGCTTTAACCGTGAAGAGGCTACCGAGTTTGAGAACAAGCAGATCTCCGTTCAGTTCGCTTGTGTCGGCGCTGTCTATAATGACCCGATCCAGTTGATCGAATTCAACTATCGCGTCATGCGCTGGAACCCGAACATGGTCGATGGCGTACGCAATCAGAAGTACACCAAGATCCCACGTCAGTACCTGCTGGCCACTAACTACAATGGTTACCCATGGATCAACCTTGCGACCCAAGAGCTTGAGTGGTACCTGGATAACGAAACTTACGCGCAGCTCATCAAGGGCCTGTAACGGAGTGAATGATGGCAACTGAATCCTCGAAGATCATCGAACAGATGTCGATGATCCGCTACGAGCCTACCCGGCTGCTACCTCTGACGATGGGTCTCGTGGAAGATGCGTTTGATGGGAAAGACATCTTGGTCGACCCGTCAATGCCGTTCCCTTACCTCATCGAGATCAGCGCGACCCTGACCGCTGGTGCGATCGAAGAAGATCAACTGCTGAACATGCAGCAGTATCCGGTCATGGCTGAAGACGAAGACTCGCTGTTCCGTCACCTGTCTGACAAGAACTTCGTCAACATGTTTGGTACTCCGGCTGGCTGCTGGTTTGACATCCTCCTCTCTAAGGAAGAGGTTATCGCCAACGCAGTGCAGGTTGGTACCACCGGCACTAAGAAGCTGACCCTACCTCGTCACTCACAGATCGTGGTCAACAACCTGGCCTTCACCATGCAGTATCCGATCACGTTCATCGTGAAGAAGCATGGTGGTATCGACGTGGTCTATGATGGTAGTCAGACCTCGCCGATCCAGGCGCTGGCTGGTAACAAACCTGAATGGGGCACTTACTGGCTGGACACCAAGTCGGCTGGTCGTGTCGAGATGATCAGGGTCCGTACGTACGTCAAGCAGATGCAACTGACCTCGTACACCTACAGCCTGACCGGCGCGAAAGCGTTGAAGAAGGCGCTGAACCTCGTCGACCAGTTCTACTACGTCCGTGCCTTCAGCCGTAACGCCGGCAAGACTGGGTGGACTGAGATCAAGACCACCAACTCTCAACAGGTGTTCGACCCACTCGATCCGACACTGCTCTACAAAGTGATCGACGGTGTGATTACCGTGGAGCTGCCGTACGTCTACTTCGCCACAGCGTTGGCGACTGCTGACATCCGTGTTGACGTCTATACCTTCAAAGGTCCAGTCAATATGTCGATGTCCGACCTCACCCCTGACGCTTACGTCGTGACGTGGAAGGACTTGGACGAATCGGATAACCGGATGTATTCGGCTCCATTGTCGCTGATGACCACCATCAGTATCTTCTCGACCGACATGATCTCTGGCGGCACTAACGCGCCAACGTTTGAAGTCCGTCGTCAACGGGTGCTGGATAACGCGGTGGGTGATAACGTCATCCCGATCAGCGACGCTCAGATGGGTACGCAGCTTGAAGAGCTTGGTTTCGACTCCATGGTCAACCAGGACCTCGTGACCTTCCGCACCTACCTCGCCACTCGGGCTATGCCTGATAGCGAAGGCAGTCTGGCCAGTACCGGTATCGACGCAGCTGTGGTAACGGCCAAGAAGTCTTTGACCGACATCATTCCGCTGGAAACGGTGATCAACAACCATCCACGGTACACCATCCAACCGGAGACGCTGTATCGCAACATCGACGGGACCCTGCGGTTCTGCACCGATGCTGAACGTAAGGCTATCGACGCCTTACGTGGCGATGCGCTGGTTAACACCATCTCCGACGGGACCTATCTGTGGACGCCTCTGCATTACGTGCTCGACATCTCGGAAGAGGAGTTTGAAGTACGGCCGTATTACCTGAGCGCTCCAAGCTTCGACGTTACCTCGTACGAGGCCAGTAACGACACGCTGGGCCTTACGGTAAGCTCTTCGGCAGATCGGACCGTTACTCGGGACAAGGACGGCTACGTCATCCGGGTCAAGTCCAGCTCCAACGCTGCATGGAAGGCGCTGCGTGACGATCAGGTGCATGTGCAGCTGGCGTTCATTCCGAAAGGTGAGAGCGACTACGCGTACATCAACGGCGTGCAAATCGCCAAGTCCGGTGAGCGCTGGTACGAGTTCCGTGTTGCGTCGAACTGGGATCTTGATGAAGAGCACTTCTTGACCACCACCAACTTCAGCATGTACGAGCCGGTCGAGCGGAACTACCCGGTTCCTCTGAATATCGGCTTCTCGCTGATCTGGTCGGTGTCGGACTATTCGGTAGATGGTGCCGAGAGTACCGAGGTCGATCTGGTACTGGGCGATTACCTGCTGCCTGACGATGCTATCGGCGTGTACCACGAACTGCTGTACGTGAACTTCGGTTCCGAGCTGACTGGTCTGTGGGCGCGTTCGCGTTCGATGATTGGTCTGCGTAAGTACGTGACCTACCCTGCCGATGTGCTGGCCATCTACAAGACCAACGTTATCGACACCGATCCGATGACGCAGCGTCCGATCATTGAAGATGATCCAGACAATCCTGGCGAGAAGCGTCTAAAGATCAAGCACAAGAAAGGCGATCCTAAGTTCAACGCCGATGGCGTGCGTGAGATCGAACACCATGCAGGCGATGCGGTTCTTGACGAACATGGTCAGCCTGTAATGGAAGATGAGCGTAACATCATTCGCTGGTGGGACGTCTGTCTGTTTGATGCGGTCTATCGTTACGCCACCTACGCCAAGGACGTGGAATACACGGCCTCCGTACCGGCTGTATTGGTCGAGTGGATCAACGACACGTTGGGCGCTATTCGAGCGGACCTGCTCGAGAACACCGACTTGCTGTTCCAACCACGCAACACGATCAAGTACGTCGAGTGTACCGTAGACGACAGCGAGCTCGAAACGCTGCTCACTTCGCAGCACCTGACGATCGACCTGTACGTCACGAAGGAAGTCTACAACAACACCGAACTGCGCGCTGCTCTGAAAGCGGCTTCCATTGCGCAGGCTGTGGCTGGGATGGATAACAATATCGTGGCAGCAGCGAAGATCGAGCGGGCCATTACCGATAACCTCGGCACTGACATCGTCACTGTCGAACTGTCGGGTCTGGGCGGGCAAGATAAGAACTTCAATGTCGTGCAGCTTAACGACGACTCTTCGCGTCTGGTTATCGCCAAGGCGCTGGAGGAGCAAGCCGATGGCACCTTCGCCATTGTCGATGCTATTGAAGTCAACTTCAAGCTCCACAGCAAGCGTACGGCATAAAGCCCACACACCTGCCGGGCGACCGGCAGGTGTGTGCTTTACTATGCTGCGTTCTCGAAATCCTTCTTCGCTTCTTCAAGCCATTCGTCGAACTTCGGCCAGCCGCAGACAGTCTCGATGATCTCGACTGCGTTGACCCTGCCGCCTGTGAGGTTGATACTTGCCAACCGCTGTTTCTCACGACCAACCCCCTGAATGGAACAGGGTTCGTTCATCGTGGTTTCCTTGGAGAGGTTCTGAATGATCTCCGCGGTGGGGTACGTCGTCTCAACGTCGGCGTCGGCGTTGAACATGTGGACTAGGGATTGGACCTCAGGCATGTCGCTGAAGAGGAACAGTCCAGAGTCGACCACGTTGTGGCTTGGGAACGTAACGATCCAGCCATCCTTGCCCATCAGGAGCTCATCGTTCTCATCCCGCATTTCATCGGAAGTCGAGCAGATGATCTTGTTACGCTTCTTCATCACGCTGAACAGCATGTCGATAGCGTTGATGGTAGGCTGGGAGTTGAAGCGGGAGAAGTCGCAAGGGCCTGCCAGAGAGCTGATCTGGCTGGAAAGGTCGCTGTTCTTCTTATCAAGCACGTACACACCGAGGGAGTCAATGATGTTGTACACGCCGTAACGTACTTTGTACGCCCGTTGCATGTCCATGTGCCAGTGGATCGTACCGCTCGGGATGGAAGTATCCTCGGTAGGGTATTCGAGCTTACCTACATCGAGCTGACGGTCTAGCACGGCACCTAAGCCGTATCCGCCAGATTCCTTACCCTTAGCCTTACGCAGCTGCCAATACACCTGCATGGCGTCCTGCATGCGCCATGTGGCGCAGTTCATGATGACGTTCCAACGTTCCTGAGGATCGAGGCGCATCTCACGACCAGACGACATCTTCTTGGTAGCACTGCCCTCTTTGAGCAGCACCCCGCGATACTCGTAAGGAACTCGAGGATCGGACAGAATGTCGGCAGGATCATAGCCGGCGTGCAGGATCGACGCTTCGACTACTTTCGCATCGAAGAATACGTTCCAACCAGTAACGATGTCAGGCTGAGTAAAGTGCAGGCGATCGATCATGGCTTTGGTAATGCCGAAGTGATCATCTGCAAATTCTACACGCACTGGGATCTTTTCGATATCATCGATCCACGATGCGTATTCGCCCTTCTTGTTACTGAGCTTCTTCCTGATGATCCCAACCCAGTTGCCGATGACTGCCTTGTATTCGTCAAGGACTTGCTCAGCGTAGTTGGTGATATCGAACGTCCAGTCTTTGTTGACGTAGAGTACGATCTCATCATCAGATACCAGAGACCACAGGATGGGCAGCTGTTGCTTCTTGTCGAGCAGGCAGTTTACATCGGTCTCGGCGTCGATTACAGCGACGCGGTTTGGACGGAACGCAGTTGGCCAGCGCTGCATGTAGGCGTTCTTCATGAACACCTCAGGACCTACGTCAAGACCGTAGACGTAAGGACTGCGCGCAATGGTCTTTAACGGGTTGCTTGCTGAGCAGGGAGCCTGACGACCTAAGCGGAAGCAGATATCCTGACGCAGACCAATCTGCGGGATCTTGAACATGTCCACCCGACTGATGTCTTCGAACTGAATCTTGTCAGGGTGGGTGCGCAAGTGTTCTTTGGTGACCCAGTAAGGACGCTTGTAGTCCTCAACGAACCGCATGGTTGGCCAACGTGTGCCATCATCAAGGGTCCAATACTCTTTAATGGATAGCATGTCGTGGTGCTCGCCACCACGGTGGCGGGTGTAAGTGGCGTGCTTACACTCTTTTGCCACTACACGTTCCTTAGGCAGAGCTCGTAAGAACGCGTCAATCGCGGCTGGTGAAGTCAAACTTTCCATCATGTGCCTCGAATGGTTTTCCTCTAGAGCATATGTTAATCGGGTAACTCTCTACAGCGGCTGGTATGAGTCCTCCGCACGGTCTATGGAGCCGTAATTATGATCAATCTACAAGAGTCGATGGAAGCGATCGCCTTCCAGAAGAACTCGACATTCTTCAAAGATATCACGTCACTGTTCGGCCAAGCCATGCGTGCTGAGACCGAGAACGAACTCAACGCCGTGCTGAGCAAGATCACCGCCGATACTCTCGAGATCACCGGGATCTGGATGGAACCTCGGCAAGTGAATTCGCAAGGCTTCCTCGCGCCGTACGTCGTCAACATCCGCTTGCCGGATCTCAACGTAGTCAGTCCTCTCAATGAGGGTGCTGTAAAGCGGCTGCGCAAGTTCGACGTTGAAGGCATGCAGATCCAGCAGGTCATCTCCGGCACCATCGACATGAAGACAGGTAAGGTGTCGGGCTTCTTCTCGAAGATCCGCCACGACTTTGACTTCAGCCGCTCGCTGTTCGATGGACACTTCGAACCTGATGAAGTGGCCGGTCTGTATTTCCATGAAGTAGCCCACGCATGGGTTAACTTCAAATACCTTGGCGAGATGATGGCTACCAACGTCGTCCTCGCTGAAGTGGTCGGGCAGATGGACACTCAGGCTACCATCGAGAAGAAGTACGCGGTTGGTCTTGCTGCGCTTAAACTCGCTGGCGTCGACAAGCGACCACCTCTTGATGTTGACTCTTCCGAGATCACTGCGCTGGTGCTCCAAGGTCAGGTCAGCCGGATGCAGAAAGAAGCCGACACTCGCTGGTACGACCGTCGCCTGGCCGAGTACCTGTCCGATCAGTGGGCTGCTCGCTGGATGATCGGTTCGGCACTTGCACGCGCTCTGGCAAAGCTTGAGCGTAAGAAGGGTATATTTGCCCAGGCAGGCTACGACCCGAAATGGCTGGGGTTGAGCTACAACCTCCTGAACTTGTCGGGCTTCCCGTTCAAGGCTATCAGTGGTGGTGTTGCCAACCTCGTGACTCAGGGCCTGGCTACCATTGCCAAGGACTTCGCTTGGAGCTTTGGCTTCAACGTGATCGCTGAGCTGCTCGGTAGCGATACTCACCTTGACGTCACTCAGCGTATCCAGCAGCAGCGTCGTGAGATCGTGACCTTACTCAAAGACCGTGAACTGCCGAAGGACATCGTCGATACGGCTCTGGCTGAGATCAAGGTCATTGACGAAGAACTCGCCCAGGTTCACCCTTTCTCCGACGTGCTTGGTAAAGTGAGTCGTTACGTCATTGATCTATTCAATGGCAATAAAAAGATGTCAGACGAACTGGCGAAAGAGGAACTCGCCAATAATCGTTTGTACGAACTCTCCGCAATGCTCAAAAGGTAGCACTCATGAATCCGATGAAAGTCAGCGAACAGTTTGCCATGCCCGAAGGTACGGGTCTGGAGAAACAGCGCCAATACGTCACCGCCTGCATCGGCATGGCTCTGGCCATCCTGGTCCCAGTGCCGACCCAAGAAATCGAGGGGCAGTCCGGCCGCGACTACTTCTTCGCCAACGCCCAGGGTCTGCGCGACACCATGTTCAAGGTGAACGAAGTCGTTCCCTTCGACGTGGACCGTGCGCTGGAAAGCGGTTACGCTCTGTGGTCGCGTCGTTACGAGATCGCGCTGAAGCCTACGCCGAGCGATCTGTTCACCAGCTACGACTTCCGGGTCGTGGTCAGCCAGCACATTCCTGAGCTGAGCGACCTGCCTGTTGACGTAGCTCGCGTTGGCAGCACGGTAGCCTTCCTGAAGGAATGCACCGAAGTCCCGGCTCAATAAGCCACCACCTCTGAAGGACGAGAACCACATGGGCGCCAATTTCGATCTGGGGTTGCTGTCGTTCGAATCTGCCGAAGTGCCAGGTAACGAAGAGATTCGTGCCGACGCTGCGGTGGGTGACGAAGTCGCTAACCCGATTCACTCGAAAGAGTTCGATGACATGCAAACTGTCTTCGACACTTACGAGACCATTACCACCCGTCGTTACATCTGCCGTGACGACATGCTGAAGATCAAGGAACTGGCCGGTAGCTATCCTTCGCTGGAAAAGCTGCTGAAGAAGTTCCCGGTCAACAGCTTCTCTCAGGAGCCGAGTCGCATCAACTATGATGTCTCGACTGAGAGCTTCATCAAGTCGGCTTATACAGCGGTTGTGAAGGCCCTGAAGGACATCCTGACTTTCATCGGTGAGAGCCTTCGCAAGTTCTGGGACTTCCTGACCAAGACCGGTCAGCAGACCGCAGCTGTCGACGGGATGGAAGGTAAGCTGCGCGCCATCCAGACTTATCTGAAGGAAGTCGATGCGATCATGGTAAACACCAAGGTTGCTGAAGACTACCGGAAGACTCGCGACGCTGCGATGACCAACCAGTACCACAACCTGACCAAGCGTTGGACCAAGTTCCGTCAACTGCACCTGGAGACTCCGGGTAAGTTCCTGGAAGATCTGAACGCACTGGCCGGTGTCATCACTACCAAGCTGCCGCCCTACATCGATGCGGTCGATACCTTCCTCACCGAAGCCTCCAAGGCTGAGACTGAGCAGGACATCGAGAACGCGATCGCTAAGATCGAGCTGTTCGACATGGGTAGTCAGCAGCTGCTGCTTCTGGCCACTCGCATGGGCTACAGCGCTCGCGACAAGCTGGGCAATGGGGTTACTCCATTCCAGGCTCAAGCCGGTGCTATTCGCGGCACTTACCGCGGCCTGATCAACGAGCGCTGTGCGATTGACCGTGAGAAGTACAACACGGCTCTCACTGCCTACGAGATCTCCGCATGGCGCGAAGGTATCGAGAACACCATGTCCTACGTGAAGGGGCGTGTCGAGCCTACTCTGAAGAAGATCGATGGCTTCAATGCCGACAATCTGAAGCAGGGTCTGGAAGATGCCTACATGAACCGTCTGGTTCCGTCCTTCAAGGCACTGACCTCGATCCTGGCTGGCTTCACCGCCGTCGAACAGAGCATGGGCCTGCTGACCCACAACCGCAACAACGTATCCCTCGGCATTGCCAAGGCTGCGCTTGAAGTGGCCAAGAAGATTGACCAGATGGTCGTAGCGAATAAGTCCTCGTTGACTATCGCTGAGCAGAACATCATCTGGCGTCAGCGTTCTGCGCTGTCTGCATCGTTTGGTGCTGAGCAGGACTAAGCGACATAAGGGCCGGGGAACTCCCCGGCCTCTATGCTGTCTCCGTCACTGTGGCTTGGTACCGGCGTCTCGCGTCGCCCTTGTTTCTGCCGTGATCTGGTCAACGACTTCGTCTTCCTTCTTCCGCGCCTTACGACCTTCCTTGAGAAGACCATCCAGATAATGCCTCGGATAGTTCATCAACTCGATCAAAGGCGTGTTGGTGATTTCAGGAATACGGCAAGCCATCAACTCGTTCATCAGCAATTGGATCCTACCACCAGTGATTACATCTTCTGCTGGATGCATCCCAATGATGGCAAGTGGATCGTTATCGCCGTTCAGATCGTGATCGAAGATTCCGTACGTCTGATCGTATTCTTCCATGAATGCGAGTTGTGAGGTCCAGTCGTCTGCGACCTTCCTTCGCATGATCAGATCGTACAGCGGCGAACCTGGAGCGTAGGGATTGATCCCTTTGCCGAAGTTCACGGTGGCGACGTGATGGTAGACCTCGCCTTCTGCCGTTAGGCGGACAGCCGCTGGATTCTGTGGCGGAGAAGGGTAAAAAAAAGTTCTACCGCATTCACATTGACGAGGTGCGGGTGACTCGATACTTCTTCGCCGGACAGAGGCATGCCGCAATTACGGCACTTGACCTTCGGCACGCATGGAGTGGCGATGGTCATGTCAGCGATGAACTTCTCGAGCGCTACGAACACAGCGTCGGTCATGTCGACATCGAGCGCGATCGATTCCAGGATCTCGTCGATCTCGTTGTCAGCTTTAAGCTGAGCTTCAGGATCGGAGTTGTCGAGCCGCTGGTGCAGGATCTGCGGCTCAGGGTCGTTGTCGATATCGAGTTCCAGGATCGCATCGATCCAGTGACCGTAAGCCATGATCAGGGCGATACGAGACGCCATGGTCATGTAAGCTTCACGTTCCTGCTCGGTAGCGTTGGACGCCGATACTTCACGGGCCTTGCGGTCCATCTTCGAAAGCCAAGCTTCGGCAATACGCTCGTACTGGGCGAACGTAGGCAGGCGCAGGCGCAGGAAGAGGTTGTCCTTCAGCGGAACCAGTCGAGTGACTTCAGGACGCATCTGCTCTTGGTAGAGCCTGATCTGACTGGAGTCGACAACGCCGGTGCGGCGAACCATGACGTTGAAGTGCGCATCGGTCAAACGACTACGGCGTACGAACTGCATGCGGCGCAGGTTGATCTTGCGTTCTTCTACGTGACCGCAGCCACCGTGGGAAGTCAGGCAAGGACGTTCGAGCAGATAACCGTTTGGATGCATGGCAGCAGCGACAGCCAGAGCCAGCGGCTCCACGTCGGTGATCACCAGCAGTTCCTTGAGCTGCTGAATGTCGGTAGTGCCCGGAGTACCCTCAACCACCTGGTTGAATGCGAACTCTACGACAGAGCGGTTCAAATACAGCGCAGGAGCGCCGTAGACATAACCGCTGGACTCACGCCCATACTCGACCTTTTCGGACGCGATACGTTGATCCAGGGCCAGCTGAGCCAATGCCCCAGGACCTTCGATGACCAAGTGGAAGCCAGAACCCCAGAACGGCCAGGAGACTCGAGTGGCAAGGCCGAGACGAGACTTGACGCGAGCGACTGGGTCCTTGGTCTTACCGGCAGCATTACCTGGAGCGATGGCGATGTCGCCGCGCTTAGGTACGTTGGTCCATTCATCACCATCCTCGAGCAGCTGGTCATTACCAGCGGTGCGCAGCGAGGCACGGTATTCGGCAACGGTGGTCAGAGCGATACGCTCCTGACTGGTAACGAACAGAGTACCACCTTCCATTTCCATGGCGTAGTAGTTCTGAGCCTTACCTTTGGAAGCGAGTTCTCGGCGCTCTTTCTGCTTGGACAGCACTGCGAACTGTACAGCCTGAGTGATCGTGTCGAGTTCGGCGTTGTCGAAGTTCGAGAGGACTACAGAACCTTCACGAGCCAACTGCTTGATCGTCTCTTCACCGACTTCTTCGAGGACGGGGACTGCTTCCTCGACGTTTGGGTTTGGACGAAAGGTACCGGCGAACGGAGGCTCCGGGGCAGGTTCTGGAGCTTCTTGCTCTTCAGCGCCGATCGGCTGTTCGAGGGTGCTTTCCAGAGTCGACTCTGGAGCAGCGCCGAACGCTTCTGGCGAATGCACTGGTACTTCGAGCGGATGCTCGTTACCGGTAGGTTCCATTGGCGTAGGAACGTCCGGTAGGTTCTCGAAGTCAACGTTCTCTGCGACTTCAGGAACATCGTGCACCAGAGCCTGGGTTGCATCAGCGCTGTCGAGATCGGCAGGCCGAACGCTTGGATCGAGTGGTGCTGGGGATTCGCCCGGCAGATCGTTATCTTGCACGTTAGGCCTCGACTTCTTTGGATTCTGGGGACACCAAGTCAGCGTAGTCGTCAATCGACTTCACCACGGTGTCGGTTGCGCGCTGACTCAGTGCCAGATACTGGCTACCGGTCAGCATGACCTGGGTATAATGGTCGGCGAGATGTTTCTTCTTCGCTGGCCGACTCTGGAGTAGACGATCGCATTTCTGATCGAGTTTCGCTTTCTCTTTGATCAGTTCGTCTACATCACGGGCGATGCCTTTGGTAAGTACGCCAATCTTCTTCGCGTCATCAAGACGCCCCTCGCCAATAATCTTGGCGAGCGAGTTGGGGAGTTCGAGCACCGGCCCAGATGCCGCTGCGATCGACTTGCCCAGAGTTTCACGATAACCTCGAACTTCTTTTTCCAGGTCATCACAATTTCGAGACACCGTAGTGCCGTTTTCTTTGAACCGCACCGTATCCTGAGACGACATGATGATGAGACCTCTTCTAGTATGACGCCATAGCTGACCCATATATAGGGTCAATTACTTAATTAATTACTTACTGTTCCACCGGGAGTAAATTCCGATGAACCCGAATCTCCAGGTCAACGAAGACAACATCGTCGAATGGACCATCCGGACGCTCTGCCGTGATCGCTGTGCTCCCGAGTTGGAAGAACTGTACGTTCGGATGAACACCGCGCTGCACGTCGCGAACATGAAGGCTCACTACGATGAGCTGGACCTGCTCTGGGCGCAGCTTAACGATCAGAACATCGATCCACTCGAAATCGTTCCAGCGGTCGATCAGGTATTGCGTGTCTCTGCCGAACGAGCTTTGAACTTCTGTGGCGTGGAGCTGGACGAGAACATTCCGTTCGAACGTCTATGTGAAGTGGTCGAAGTGATTGTCAACTTCGATCCTACCGATACCCCGACCATTATCATCGATCAGCTCGACAGCGCTGAGGACGTTGATGAGGCTTTCTGTAAGGTCATGGAGCACCTTGGCACTTACGAGGAAGACGAGTGGTATCAGTACATCAAGGAGATCACTCCTCACTTCACGTCCAACACTCGCAAGGTCTGTAAAAACGCAGCCGACTCTATCGAAGCTCCTCAGTTCGATACGGCGGCCAGCGCTGACCTGCTCAAGCGCTTGTCTCGCTTGGTGAAGAGCAGCAAGGAATCTCTTGGTGCTGAGGTTGGTTCTGAGAACAAAGGTCTCGGACTTTCCACCGAATCGCTGTACAACACCTACATCGCTCGCATCATCGATTCCCCGGTTGAGAAAGCTGTCGAAGACATCTTCTCCTTGGCCGTCATCTCCAATGAAGCCTACGACGTGGCGATGGAGTCGGTATCGGTTTGCATCGACGATCTCTTCTACGACATCGATCAGCGCCGCCAGGCCGAACAAGTACGCCTGCGCCTGAAAGACACCTACAAACCGATCTTTGGTGACCGCAATGCGTAGGTACGACTACTTCATCAAATCCCTGCAGGCAAAAGCCCACTACTCCAGAGAGTGGGTTCTTCGAGCCATGTCGGTGGTACTCGGAGACGTAAAGAATGGCAACTACCAATGGGCGCTTCGCCACACTCAAGACCGCGTTGAGGTCTATGTTAGGACCGATGACGGCTGGGCATGGGAAGAGCTCGAGGACGTCAAGCCTTACGAGATTCCTTTCATCTATCACGATAGCTGCGGCCCCATCAAAGCCGGGGACGTTGAAAACCTGGCTGAGGATCTACCTGATGGTACTTGGGGTGACCTACTCTACAACAGTCGGGTGCTTGTCTACGCAGCTGGTCGGCTGATCCCGTACCGGGTAGGTCCTATCGACTTAGGCACCGATGAGAAGTACATCCTCAACAAGATGCAGGACGATCCTGCTGAAGGCGCGGATGATCCGAACACCCTGTACGTCAAGCACTACATGCGCTTTGGTAAAGCCGTGGGCGACTTGGCAGGTTTCGAGGTGTTTGTTCCATCGGTTACCGAGCGAGCCCTTCAGCCGCCTCCAGATCGCGACGAGCTGCGTAATAAGCTTCTTGAGGAATACAAGGAGCGGCTAGACGATCCCGTTGCGCAAGCGCGCATTCAGGACGCTCTGGTGGAGTCGTACAAGAACTACATCAAGGGCGATCCATCGGAAGGCTTCCTCTACAAGAAGAAGTCTCTGAACACGGCGCTGAAGCGGATGTTCCTGATTCACGGTCCTGAGGCAGGTTTCGATGAAGGTGGTCGCGCTAAGCTGATCGTCAACTCCCTGCAAGAAGGTATCGACATCAAGAACTACCCTCACATGGTGAACTCCCTGCGGGCGGGTTCCTTCTATCGCGGTGCCTTGACTGCACTGGCGGGTGAGGACGTGGACTTGATGGGTCGTATCTTCCAGAACGCCAGGATCGAACCAGGCTTCTGCGGTACTCACGATACTTTCGAAGTCAAGATCGACAAGCGTCGGATTGGCAGGACTATCGTGGTGCCGACCGTTACTTCGGCTGTTGAAAAAGGTGGTATCACCAATTTCACGGCCGTGAAGCTCACCGAGGAAAACATCGGCGAGTATACGGGTAAGGTCTACGGGATGTTCTCCCCGATGTTCTGCATCACCCCACGAAGCGACTGCTGTGAGGTATGCATGGGCGATAAACTCTCCCAATATCCCGACTCTGTGGGTTCGATGGTAGCTGAGATTCCGTCCACGATGATGGCGCGGATGATGGGCTCGGCTCACGCAAAAGAACTCAAAACTACCCCTCTCGATATCGAGAACTTCCTGAGGTAAGACACCATGGGTAAGAAGAATCGCAACAACAATACTCCTGAGGCTCCTGCTGAGGAAGTGTTGCAAGAAAGCACTGAAGGCGAACAGACCCTTCAGGAAAACGATGTTGCCGATAGCCAGGATGGCGCAGATAACGAAGCGCCGGTGCCCGGTGACGGTGACAGCAATGAAGAAGCACCAGCCGATACCATTGCCCCTGATGAGACTGCTCCTGAGCCTGAGCCAGACGTTCTTGAGCCCGGGACAGAAGATGTGCCTGATGATTCTCCTACTGAGGGTGAGGAAGTTGCATCTGAAGATCCTCTTGATGAAAGCGAGGATCCGAGCGAGCCTGAGCCGATCGTAGAACCGGAGCCTGAAGTAGAGCCAGTCGCTCCAAAAGCTGCTAGCGGTAAGACCGCTCTGGAAACTATCCGCGAAGAGCTGTCCGGCAAGCTGCCTCTCGATGCGCTGCAAGCCTGGGACCTCAAGCAGCTGACCGAATACAAAGAAACCGGTCTGCAGCCAGCGGTGACCAAGCGCGGTAACTGGCCTACCGACCTGCGCCGTGGGCGTGACCTGCGTGCCTGGGAACCTTCGGTGTTCCTGGACTTCATCGAAGGGACCATCAACGTTCCGAACAGTATGGACGAGGAAGAGATCTACGACGAGATCTATCGTCGTTACAACATCCCGTCCAACTGGACCATCGAAGCAGCCACGACCTACATCAGCGGCGGCGGTAAGCCTGCGTACACCGCAAACAACGTCCTGGTGCAGGATCGCATGCGCGATTCGAAGACGCTCTCCCAGTGGACCTTCCTCGAGATCCGCACCGCCCTCTTGGGTGAGATCGAGTCGAAGTTCAGCAAGGAAGAGCTCGTCGGCGCCCTGCGTGTCCGCCTGGGTCTGCAAGAAACCTACAGCGCCAAACGGCTGCTGGAAAATCTGAACGAGACGCCTACGGAGGCATCTGTGAACAACATCATGTTGAAGTCCAAGCTGGACGAATTCTTGGTAGTGATGACCAAGAACCCGAAACACCTGACCGACCAGACCGCTGGCGTCGCTCAGACCATGCTGTACCGCGCCATCCGCAGCGTGATGCAGCGTGACTCGCAATCGTTCCATGAAGGCTGGACCATCATCCTGGACTTCATCAACGAGAACTACACCAAGGTCTTCACCGAAGAGAAGGTGCGTAAGGGCTACAGCCAGATGGGTATCTCCGGCGGCGCTGCTGCGACCTTCGAAGACCTGATGACCCTGCTGGTTCATACCCGCAAACCTGCCAGCCGCGTGCGCGATGCCAAGCTGTACAACCTGCCGAACATCCTGCGCCACGTCACCAGCGAACAAGAGCGGACCAACGTGATCCACTTCTACGCTGAGTAAGGCAAAAAAAAGAAGTAGTGGAGACCCGGGCAAACGCCCGGGTCTCTATGCCGTCAACGATACTGACGGACGATGATGCCTTCACGCTTTCTATATTCAGCGTGGACGTGCTCCACAGCAGCGGCGATATCGAAATCGCTGCATGGGTTACGCAGCCCGAAACGGGCGATGGTGTTCTTACGTACTTCGACCCAGAAGTCTGGTTCGCGCATGGTATCGCGATTGTCCAAGCGCAGGATAGTCTGCTCGAGGTAGTTGTAGATGAACTGCTTCTCTGTACCTGCGGCAACCGGCCGTGGTCTCAGCCGAGCCTTAGCGGTCTCCGGAGTAATGCTGATATCAGGGGCTCCTTCTTTATATTCGCCCGGAAGTTTTTGATTGTCGATGGGCACAGCTGTACTCCTGTTAGTAAACATAAGGCGGGGATTTCTCCCCGCGCTATTAAAGGCAGAATGGTGCGAACTCACTGAGGTGAGCAAGTACCTTGCCGCGGAAGAACTCTTCCTTATTCTCATGGTAGCGCACATGCTTGTCGATGTCGATACAGACAAAGTACTGGAAGAGCGGCGTGATTTCAGGCCAGTCCTTCAGTCGGCGGGTACGTCCAAGAGTCTGTTCATTTGACTGCTGCGAGTCAACCGCAGTGGTCATGAGGTTGTAGCGCAGGTTCTTGATGTCTACTGCCGTACCTGCGGACAAGACGGTACTGACAATAATGTCAGCGTCGTTCATTACCGACATCTTGTCTTTAGAGACGTAGCGGACCACATTAAGCTGCGGGAACATCTTACCCAGCATCTTGGTCAGGAGCGTACACATGTTCACAGTACCGCAGAACACGATAGCTTTCTGACCCTTCTCCATCACGTCAGCAAAGTTGACCTTCAGGTAGTGGCCGATCATGTTGATGTAAGTCTCAAGCAGGTGCTTGTTCTTACGAGTCATGAGCGACGCTTCGAACGTGTTGTGGTTATACGCACCACCGAACCCTTTGTACCTGATCGCCCGAGGGTTCTTCAGGTTGTACTTGATCGCGATGACTCGAATGAATGCGTCGTAGTAGCCCGCATTGAAACGGTCAGCTCGAGGGTACATCGTCTCGTACATCTTGTTCAGGAACGAGTTCTTCGTGTCCAGCGTTGCCGACAGACTGAGGAACTTGTGAATGTTCATGTGCGAGAACAGCTTCATGATCTGATGGGGGTACTGGTGACCCTCATCGAGTACGCCGAAGCCGATACCGAGTCGCTCGAAGAAATCGATTGGGGCGATCGGGAAGCCGGAGCCGTACCCATCCTTCTCGAAGTCTTTGAGATAATCGGAGAACGTGTTGGTCGAGATCAGGTTGATGTTGCCGATGGGATCGCCATCCAACGCCATCTCCATGATTGCTCGAAGGGACTTACCGCCGCGGATCTCAAGGATCTCGCCGCGTCTGAACTTGAACGACTCTTCAAGGTCAGGAGTCCACCGGTCGATGAACCCGCCTTTCATGAAGCAAGCCGTCCTCAAGCCCTGAATGTTGATACAGTGCTTGGTGAGCTCGGTCTTACCCTTACCCGTTTGTAGCGTGACGATCTTGTTGCTGCCCGGAGATAAGACGTGTTCGATAATAGCCGGCTGCGGGTCGCGCGGCGGCCACAACGAGATCACCTCAAACTTCACACGGTAACGATCATCGATCTCGATAGGATGCTTTTTGATATCCATCTCATCGACACGAATGCCGTGATAGGACATCATCCTGAAGAAGTCGACTTTCATGTTGATGTGAAAGTGATACTTCTTTCGGTGGTCGGACGCGGATGCAAACACCCGAGCCTTCACCATCTCCCGGCGACCATCTTCAATCTTGAGCTCGTACTGGACTAAGCCACCACAGAACTGCTCGATGGCCTTCTTCTGCTTGTCAGACACTTCACTTACAGCGAATGAATGACTATAAACATCAATCCTCAAGACCTATCCTCCATGCCGACGTGTCGCATCCAGCTGCCTGTTGTTCAGATTAATCAGCGCGCTAGTTTTAGTAGGCGCAGACGGTCTGGACGGCTTGCTGGGTTTGAATCGTGGCTTTGGTCTACCTTCAGGTCCATCTTTAAGCATCCGGCCGCTACGGTACCGATGACGCCATTCGATGGGAACCTCTTTGAAGTTACTGTAAGCCGAGTTCGAGGAATTGAGGCACTTCTTCGTGCCGTGGAACTTATCCAGCATCAGCTGCTCCAGACGACGTGCCTGAGCGACTGTACCTGCTGGGAATATTCCGAACTCGATGGAAGAGAGTCCCGAGTAGTCCTCTTGAAGCTTAACACAGTGATGGATACCGTCGCGTAATTCCCGGAGGTGTGTCTTGGTCCGGTCATAGATGCAAGCGGTACTGCCAATGTAGAAGTAACCATTGGTCAGGTTCTTGAGCACGTAGACGCATGACGTGCCATCGAACTTCCTCATGTGCTGAGAGAACAACGGGTGGGATGCGGGAATAGACCCACTCTTGAAATCCTGAGCGTTGTTTAGACACTTAGGATCTTCCTTACAGGATAAGAGGATATTGTCTTTTTCTACGTTAACTTCTTTCTCAGTCCCCTCAAATGTTAACCCGAACTCCAGCTCCTCCGGCGCCTTGTAGGCTTGCTGGAGGCGTAGGTCCGAGTATGTTCCTTTTGCCAAGTTGGACTTAATCGAGCCAAACTGCACACCTGGGTTAGCAGACGTACCTACGAGAAAGAGTCCAGTTGGTAGGTGTGTTAAGGTATAAACCCAGTGTTTCTTATCGGCAGACATAAAACAACCCTGTAGACAGCACACTCTCACACTATCGTGAAAGGGCTGTCTACAGGGAGTTTTGTCAGCAGGTCACTTCAGGTGACAGCAGCGGGTCAAGCAAGTGCTGCGGTCTATCCACCACCAGATACGACTCGATAGTCTCGAGCAGCTTCCGGCCACCTTGGTAGGCGAAGAACGGACCCATGGAACGACCACTGATTACGTGGTCGTATTTCGCAAAGCGAGTGGGTTCGCCCAGTGGTGGGATTCGATAATCGCCGAAGCGATCTTTCGATACCATCATCGAAGTCATCACGACCGCAACGTGAGTCATGTGGACAGGCACTTTGACTGCGATAGTCTCGTACAGGTCCAGCAATGCTTCGGTTGGATCGTCGTACGCTGCCAGTTGCTTCAGACGACCGAGGTGTCGATTGGAACTGTCGCGAGTCGAGCGGATCATCCCCTCAACTTCTGCCGCGAAGTCCTTCATGCTGCCGTGGCGGTTCGGCAACTCGAACACTGGGTTATCGAAGTTCCAGTTCTCAAGGCTGATGTGATAGAAACCATCATCATGAATCTTGAAGTTCCCGTTAACGAAGAACCTGAGGAACTGTTCGGTCAGGTACGCAGTACGTGCACCACGCGATACAGAAACGTGATACCGCACTGGCTGCTTGCTTTCGCTTGGGATTTCGAAAGTAACGTCACGGAACTGACTGAACCGTGCAGCACTCATTCCATCCTTCACATCGGCACGACGGAGGATCGGCAGCTTGGAGCCGTTGATCACACCGTCACGCGCGCCGGAACGCAGCAACAACTTGATGCCTTTCTTTTCCACACGCGGGTTCAGTCGAATCACGTTAGGCTCAGCACCCGGCAGAATGTACGGCCGTTCCTCTTCACTGATGTTGATCGGATCAGAGGCGGCAGATGCTTCAGAGTGCTTAACCTTCAGTACCTGCTGGGAGATCTCGGACTGAGTCATCGTGGAAGCGATGTGGCCGATGTTCGCACCGTACGGCACGTTATAGGCCAACAGACCGTAGCAGGTTCGACAAACACAGTTGTGGTGGCGCCACGCACAGTTGAACGGAGTCCGGAAACTCTGGACCGTATCGATCAGGTGCGTATCGCTGTCACGCAGCGGGATGAACTTGCCGGTCGCCTTATCCAGATAGTTCAGCCCGTCTAGACCTTTGAACCTGCCTTTGGTGATCAGGATATCCGACATGACCCGAGAGCCACAGTCGTTCATGATCAGCAGGTCCACCTGAGCCGACGTAAACTGCATCTTGCGGTTACCGTATTCGGTTTGCTCAAGAGGCGCACCGGTAAAGATAATCGCTTTAGCAGCCAGCGTCGATTCCATGATGGCTTCGGCAGGATCGTGGATACCTGCGAAGTAGTTGCCCAGGATTGGCTTGTTGTACACATGGCTGTCGATGTCGGTGTTGAAACCGCGCACCACCAGGATCTGCAATAGCTGCTCCATCTTAAGCAACCCTGCCCGGATGTCAGAGATGATGACGTTCCGGCCCAACTTCGGATCACGCTCCAGGATCAGCTTGACCGTGTCATAAGCTTTCTCGATAGCGATCTTCGTCGCCTCTCGGATTGCCGTGTCGCGCGCTTCCTTGATCGGCGGATATTCGTACAGATCGCTGAAGTCGAACGAGCTACTTCCGCGGATGTATTCCGAATACTCGACGATCGAGTCGTTGTACAGCCGGTTAGTGGAGTAATACCCAGCACGCCACAGTTCTTCACGGTTGTAGCCGCGTTCCCCGTATTCGTTATGGACATCCTCCACGATGGCCGACTGCACATCCTGGATCTTGTTATTCGACAATGGACCATTGCCGATGTGGTGGCGCTTATAGATCCCTAGCCGATTGTACTCCTCGTGTGGGAGCCACAGCTTGCGAGAGACCTGCGTGCGGTAGGTGTTGGTGATCAGCTCATCGCCGTCATCGAACACCAGGATGAATTCCTCATGGTCGTGGCATGGCCATCGATTCTGAGGAGTTTCAAACAGCTCACGCGCCGAATACCGATTGTGACTTGGCATGTAACATCACCTCCTTAAATCGGGACTCGCAGGTCTCGTTCGCGTTGTTCTGGATCTGCACGGGAGATGTTCTTCCCAGATACCACCAGGTTGTGGATGACGTACTGAAGTGGACGGTGTCCACCCAGCGGGAACTTCTTCCGATCGATCAACTGCGGGATGTTGGTCGGAGTCGGGTGAGTCAGGATCACGTCGCAAGCTTCACGGTGAACGACAGGGTTGTTATTCATGTCGTTCATTTCAGCGATCCAGTCACCGCCCATGGCTGCAGCCATGTTCCGCTCTTCCGATTCGCCAGCGGTCTTAGTGACGGTTTCACGGCCAGGACTCGAGTACTTGTCGGCGTTAGTCAGACGGGCAGGAGTGCCGAATGGACCAAGCTTCGAGGAACTCTGACCTGACCAGTCAGTAGCCGTCTTCTCCAGCGCCATGTAGTAGTTCGGTCCAATCAAGCATGGCTGCTTGGTGGTCACCATTTCACCAGCCAAGTTACGGTACGTCACGACGCTCATCTCTGGGCAATACGGACCGTTCTTGATTTCGTTGATCACGGTATCCATGCGGACGCCGCTGTTTGCTGGGATGTGGAGATACAGACCGTACGGCTGAGCACCGTCTTCGATGACCTTGATCAGGTGCGCCAGGTGGCGACCTTGTGGGATCGTTTCAGGGCGAGACAGAATGCCGTGCATCTTTGGCGAAACCATCTTGTAGAAGCCCATCAGGTACGCGAAGTTCTTCATCGACAGCACCTGGTTATCTTGCATGCAGACCGCATGCTTAATAACGTTGGTTGGGATCTCCCCAGTATCTGGCAGACCGTAGGTCCGGCGGATACGCTTGATGATGTCGCGGCCGGCAGCGCCAACTACCAGCTCGTGCTGACGACCGTTGTTCAGACGGTTAACAGTCGAGTTGGAGAAGATCACCACGTCAGCCCGATTGCCGAACTGATCGACAGGCATGTCCTCGTCTTCTACTACAGCCGAGCCTACGCCTTTACCGCCTGCGGTATCGGTAACCTTTGGACCTTCACCGATCGCGGTCTTGTACTGGTAGATGACGTCTACACGCCATTCATCCAACACTTCACCGCGGTAGTTCTTCATGATTCGCAGCAGCTCGCTACGACTCTTCGGCCAGATACCTTCGTCGATGAGTGATTCACCAGCCCGAGCGATTGCTTCGTAGAGCATCTCCCACAGACGCGGGGAGAGTTCCACGTCATCCGACATCTGACCGCCTTTACGGCAGAGGCAGGTGCGGATCAGGTTGATGTAGAAACGCTTGTCGGCTTCGTAATACTTACGGAACTGACGACTCATCTCTTCAGGCATACGTGGATTCGACAGCCGGTCGTTGTGCATCACCCGGATATCTACCACTGTTGCTTCAGGGATACCGAACACCGTGGTATCCAGCCCATAGACCGGCTTGAGCAATTGCTTGCGGGTCATGTACATCGCGTCGTACTTCTCGGAATACGGACGTTGGGCACAAATCAAACCGTTGCTGTGGATCTTCTGACCGATCTCCGGCAGAGGCTGATAGACATTCTCCGTGCCGTAGATGTTAGCCGGGTAGTGAGTACGGCCGCAAGAGATCGTACGCATTTCGAAACCGTCGGAACGGATACGGTTTGCGTAGGTCTTGGAATACTTCACGCCGTCTTCAGTACCTGCCGGATCAGAGATCATGCAGACGTTGGTTTCCAGGCCGTACATGTAATCGCCATGCTCCGTTACAGCTGGGGAGCGGGCAATCGTCACGTCTTTATCAAACCTGGCGCCTGGGACCAGCTTGTCGTAGACGTCGGTGTCGAACTCGAACTGGAACCCGTAGTGCTGGTGCATTACGTGGAACTTGGTCAGCTCAATAACGTCCAGACGCTTTGTATCGTAATCCTCGAAGATAACGAGGTCCAGCGGGTTGATGTCGAACGAATCTCCGAACTTTGTGGAGGTCAGTCTCGGGATGACTGCCTTGACCACGGCTTTGGAAGGAAACTTATGACTAAAAGTACCACGAGCCAGTTCACGTTCAAGGCCAGATTGCTGACGCTTGATAGTCCGACCGTCAACCACCACGAACTGTGATAGGTTACCGGTATACATGACCTGACGAGCACCGGCTACGTAAGGCCAATACGGGTTGGCCCCACTGATCGGTACCATTTCTGGCGGCGTTTCAAAAACAGTTGAGGACATTCAACGACTCTCCGTTGATGGGGCGATGGTGTTACTAAACTGATAATGTATAACCAAAGACTTTACGGGACAGTTCGATGGCTACTAAGCTCGATTCACTACAAGTTGCAACTCCAGATGAGTACACCTTGAGCGAGGGATACAACACTTTCCTTCAATCTATGGTAGGGTATATTCGAAACGATCCGAACACTCGGGCGATTACTATTGATCCTGAGGTCGGCTATCTTTACAAATTCGACTTGACGGCGTTCCTCCTGTCCCAGAGTGTGGAGCTGGAGGATCATCGACTTATCATGATGGTCAACGGTATCAGTTCACGGCATCAAATCGATGAGACCATGACTTCTCTGCTTATTCCTAACCAGGCATTGGTCGCCAGACTGAAGCAAATCTACCGGACATCGATGACTGTCGGTTAAACGAAAAAAGAAAAGCAAAGCGGGGAGTCACCTCCCCGCCTTTATGCCGTTACCAGCGGCGACCGCCACGGCCACCACGTTCACGGTCACGATCGCGGTCATCGCGACGGTAATCCCGATCACGATCCCGATCGTCACGACGAGAGTCGCGGTCACGGTCACGTCCACGATCGTCACGCTCGTCGCGACGACCACCCAGCAGGTCCTTCAGAGAACCCTTGCCACTACGGCCTTGATCACGGCTAGGCTCGCGAGAATCGCGACGATCCTCACGAACGTCCCGGCGATCGCTACGCCCAAGTCGACGATCACGCTCGTCGTCCGTTTCTTCCCAAGGCAGGTCATCAACGACCCCCACCGCTTCACCACTTGCATCGTAAACAGATTCCTCTTCCTCATCTTCACGGCCGGTGTTGCCTGGCAGTGCCGGAACAGAAACGCCGTATTTCTTTGCAAATTCGCCGAAGCCGTCGAGAGCTGCGACCCAACCCATGCCGAACTTGAAACCTTCCAAATGAGCGCAGGCTGGAGCGTGGAGTTCCAGCAGGCCATTCAGACGTTCGGTCAGCTTACGGAACGACAGCAGCAGGGAGTGGTAGTACGGAGCACTGCCATCTTTCGAACCGCTGCTGTATGCCTTACGCTCTTCTTCATCACCCAGGATGTATTCGAGCACTGCGACCAAGAGCGCTTTGTCCTTGGTCTTACGCGGCATCTTCACCCCGAAGAACTCGGAGGTATCGTCGGTATGCGCATCGTCCATGATCGGGAAGGATACATGGCAGGCACGCAGCGAGCCGTCGTCGGTCTTGTTCTTGAGGAACATGGTGAGCAGGTGTTTCTCAGGCGCCGAACCAACGGCATCCTTTACCACCTTGCGCATGGTGTCGACCGTTTTCTGGTCGGCATCAATCACCTTCTTCAGGAACGCCGAGGCTTTGGCGGTCAGCGCTTTGTGGCGCTTAGGCTCAGCCGCCAGTTCGATCAACGCCATGGCCAATTCCTGAATGGTAACCTTCAGGCGCTCGGTCATGTAGTTCTTGTTGGCATTCAGCACAGGCGATGGGCCTTCGCTGATTTGCTCTGCCAGTGGGTGGAATGCAGTGCGATCCGTCCAGTTACCTTCGCGGATGAACTTCTCGGTCGGGAAGACCAGGCGACTGCCGTTCAGACGTACCGGCTTGACTGCACCGTTGGCCATGTAGGAACAGGTGCCGCCACCGTCTGCGTCAAAGACACCGACATCAGCCAGCTGTGGGATATACAGCTCATTATTGAGCGTGTCAATTTTGCTCGACATCTTTGGACCTTCTATTTAAAGAAGCCCTGTTACCAGGACTTCGGCTTATCGGAGGGGCGACCACGACCACCGCGATCGCGGTCATCACGATCGTCACGACGGGTGTCGCGATCGTCACGGCGACGGTCATCGCCACGACCTTCTTGACGACGCGCTTCACCACCTAGGATGATGCGTGGTTCGTCTACATGGCTCTTGTTCTGACCCGAGCGGACGTTGGCCAGACCGGCCGACAGATCAATGATGCCCTTGGCGAGCTGATCTACCGAACGGAGACTATTGTCCATGGTCATTGCACAGCAGCCGCTGGCGAAGGCCGGGAAGCGGAAGCTCTGCTCGCGACCACCGTCCAGCTTGATACGGATACGGATCTCGGTATCGATGTTCGCATCAATTGTAGCTTCTATATCGAACATGCCGCCTTTGGATACTTCTTCAAGCAGTACGTGCTCGCACTGATCTTCGAAGTACGCGAAGTTGGCCTTTACCGACAACCCTTCGACGAACGGAGCGATCGGGCCGGTAAGCACCTTGTACTCGCCTTGACGGGCAAGGTTGGTGATTCGCAGGCTCTTCACTTCCGAATACATCGAATTGATCATGATGCCCGGCAGAGTGTTCGCAATGATGGTAGCTGCGATACATTCGTTGGTATCTTCGTTCCAGCTGTTGAGCTGGTTGAAGTCTTCACGGGACGACTTGTACGGCTTGAAGCCGAGCTGTTCGTCTTCGTTGAAGTCCGGGTTCATGTCCATCAGTTCGCCGAACGTGATGTAGCCGGAGGCCAGGATGTTCGAATCGCGCTTGATCGACTCGATGAACGGATCCTGTTCGATCTGGTTCTCTTGAACCTTATCGAGTGCCGAGGCGATGGTTTCTTCACGATCGTCATCACCCAGATACGCGGACGACGGCGCACCACTTGCTGCGACGTAAGCATTCAAGCTACGCTGCATGAAGTTGGTCGGACTGTTGTTCGACAGGTTCGACGCGCGCAGGGCGGTACTGAAAGCACCCGACAGGTTGACAACATCGCTGTTGTTCTGGCGGATATGTGCACCGAACGAAGACTCAGAACCACCGCGACGGAAGATGTCGGTTGGGCGCAGAGTCACTGGACGATCGTCACCCTTACCGGCACGGGCACCAGCTTGGCCGGTTAGACCAGAGCGGCGCAGGATCTGGTCATGCTGCTGAATACGCGGCTGCCAGACCTGCTTGTTCCGCCCATCTTCACGGAAGTTCGACAGGGTCATGTGAACCCTGGTGATCTGGTTGAAGTACATCCTCATGTTCCGGTCGAACCGAATGGTGCGGTTCGAGATCTTCGACAGCTCAGCATGGTCGGTGTAACCTACGATGTACTCGTAAGTCTTACCGCCGGAACGGTCCAGGGTGGCAACTACCATCCCGAACATGATGCGCTTCTGATCCCAGCCGTTGTCGATGAACGACTTATGTTTCCGGCGGGACGATGGACCGATAAGTGGAGACGCCACCTTCGCCAGACGGCTGGAGGTAAGACGTGTGCCGCCCTCGGTAGCCTCGGCGAACAGGTCGATGTGGTGACTCTTGAGCGAGTGGTCGATCGGGCGGATAAGTGGAGCATCCGTACCCGCTTGCTCAATGAACACCAGTTTAATCAGTTCCATCTTCTACTCCTTAAATCGCAGCAATTTGACTCAGCGTTGGAATTCGTCGATCTTGATAAGCAATTCGGCGAGTTCATCACGCAGGTCGGTGGATGGTTCGAGACGACGCGTTACGTCCACTCGGTTGTAATCGCGGCCTAGCTCTTTACAGCAGTGTGGTTCCCAGTCATATTTGAAGAACGCCACTGCGACCTCCTCGACATCACGTACCCCTACGTTGGTCGAAGTGGTAAGCTCGCTACGTTTACCTTCTGGAATCTTGTACGGATAGATGATATCCAACATCTCCAGGTTCTTTGCGTTGATCTTCAAACGAGAGATCGGTGTCGGTAACTCACCTTCCTCGAGATAGATCGGTGTTGCGGTCAGCAGCACAGCCAGCTGTTTGAATCCCCAATTCCACAGCACTGACTGAGCGATACCCATCGTGGTCAGCAGCGTCTTCCGGTCAAACATCTCCGGGACACAACCTGCGATTACGGTGGACATTACCCAGATGCAGAGCGTGATCTGCTCATCGCGAGGATCGAAACGATCCAGGTTCTGAGTTTGGCTCACGCATTTCTCGATCCGTTCCGGTGTAAGGTTCGGGTCGATGTCGGCAGCTGCCTTCAGATACTTCATGACGTACAGTCGGAAGATCGCCAAGTCGCCGGTACTGATCGACTCTTTCATCTTGAAGACACACCAGACTGATCCATTCGAATCGTCCATCATGCCTTCATTGTCGGTTTTCTTCCGGATGTTGTTTCCGAAAGCGGCCGGCATGCGGTTGTTCTTACCGCAGACGTAGTTGTACACGATCTTCATCAGGTGGTCTTTATCGGTCAGGGCCGACAGAGGCGCCACCGACAGTTTCCTGATCGTTGCCAGAGAAACCAGGTACTTCGGAATCTCTTCGCTGGAAAGGTGCTGGAACACGATTGGAAGCTCGAAGTCATCCTCATCAATGTTCGCCCGAACGTAAGTTTCCAAACGCGCGAATGCCGGGCAGTCGAACAGCCGGGAACGCTCCAGCAATTGGAACGCCTCGTACTCTTTCCACTTAGCTCCTTTCTCTTTACCGACGATCGGCAGGTACGCGCCCCAGACCGGAACCATGCACCGAGTACCCAGAGCCGCTGCGGTAAGATCGATGTACTCGCTCTTACGGTAGGTACGCTCCATGTAGATCGGCGTGATCTTATCGGTCGTTTCGTACTTGTCCGACAGTTCTGGCGGCAGCTTGATCTTCGGGTTGTTGACCACGTATTCACGCAGGTCTTCGAACAGCACGATATCAAAGATGCCGGTCACTACCTCGGCCAGCAAGCTGTCCAAGGTATCAGATTCCGTTTCGGATGGTGCGAATTCCCCGTAGGTATCGAGAATGGTTTCCAGACGAGCGTAGCACTCGTACAGAGCCAACTGTTTATCTTTGGGGAGTCTTGCGATGAATTCGTTGATCTCCTCGAACAGTTCTGTTCTATGCCCGAGCTCGAACGAATCGTCTTGCCTGATGGCACCAGGTTTAGCATTGGCGTAGCCACCGGCGTTTACGACGATCTCGTTCTCCCCTTCGTGACTGATCGTCACCATGGAGAAACTTCGTTTCGTATACCCCGAGATTGTAAATTCCATCAACCCGCTCCGGTTTGTTTACTGCGCTTCTATTACATAATGTGGCATTGTAGTAATTTACACTGCCGCGGCACAAAGCCCCGCTACATGCGCCTTTCAGCGCATGTAGCTTGGCCGGATTGCCACTAGAACGGAATGTCGTCGTCGAAGCCGTTGTCATCCATCGCTGGTACTGGGACCGATGGTGCTTGGCGCTGCTGTTGCTGGTTGTTCTGGTAGTTGCTACCGCCACCGCCGTTATTGCGCTGCTGGTAACCACCCTGACCACCCTGACCACCGCCTTGGGCGCGCTGCATGTTTTCCAGGCGGCGACGCTTCTGGAACTCAGGCTCTTGCCAGTTCACGGTGTAGTGGGTGAAGTAAACTTCGGTCAGAGCTTCGGCCCAGGCGATTGCCGCGATCGAGGAACTGATCTTGACATCAACCGGCTGACCATTCTGCATGATCGGGTGGAACTCGTCGCTCGCGAACTCGAAGATCACGTCGTCTTTGCCCTTGGCGGTAACGCCGAAGGTAATCACGCCGTCTTCGCGCTTGGCGACTTGGAAACGGGAGATGATCATGCGCTCTTTCGAACGGACGTTCTTACCGGCGTCTTTGTCCCACATGAATGGGTGACCCCAGTTGTCCATTTCGAATTCGCACGGCACCTTAGACTTGGCGACGTTGATGATCAGGTTCATCAGCGATTTGAATGGACGTGGCGCCATCGGCGTCTCGATCTTGATCGGATAACCTTCTTTGCCGTTGCGGCCTTCGGTTTTGATACCGAGGTCAGCTTCCAGCACCGGGTTGTTTTCCGACTTCTTCAGTCGCAGCATCGACTGACGACCGTCAGGACGCAGGGCCGGGCCATACAGGCGCAGCTTGGTGTCGTCTACCGCGGTAGGGTCTTTGCGTGGTTTTTGCTCAGCCATTGTAGCGCCTCGTTGGGGGATATTGGACATTCCATTGTCCGGGTCAATAACAAATTACGACCGATACAGGTCTTTCACCAACATCTCAAGAGCAGGGTCGCGACGTTCCACAATAGTGGCGATCACGAAGTCCTTGGTTGATGCAGGAGACCAGTTGTTCTTCTGGGCTACTTCGAGGACCCGTTTACGGATCTTGATCGGCATAGGCGAGAAGACCACCCCATCTCCAAACATCTGCAAGGTCATCCTATCAAATGGGATGTTAGGAGTCTCCTTACCGTTCTGGAGTTTGGTGTTCCACATAAGAGGTGTCTTCACAGAGCCCGTATGCGACTCTAGGAGCGCGAGAGAACTGAACCGGTACCTTTGTAGCAGGTCGATCGGATAGTGCGTCAGGATGAGCCCGTCGCCCTGTATATCGGGGAAATCGGTGACGTACTGGCTGATAGGCGTGGTCGCCTTGAAATCTTCGCGCAGATACTTAATCACCGCCGTCTCCAACTGCCAGTAGAACTTCTGAGCTGGCGTCTGGATAGGTTTGATGAGAGCCTTGCTGAACTTACGCCCCACGTCGATATGGGTGCAGTAATAAGTAGCAACGGCACAACGACCGTCACTGTGTTCAGCAACCACTGACTCGATAGTGCGGATCTCAGAAGCGATAGCCTCAGCGATCGTGTACTCTTCCAGCAGGGGGCGCTGTGAGGCCTCCAGCGTGTTGTACAGGTTGCGCAGCAATGTCCTGACGTTGAGCATCAGGATATCACGACGGCCGATCTCAGGAGCGTCTGTGGGCGCCTCAGGTAGGATACCAATTGCCGACTCGATCGCCAAGCTGGTCGGGATCGAAATGGGAAACTGACCCATCGTCCGGTCAGCAAGTAGTTCTCTCGAATAATCATCGGCAGCCACGGGTGACGCTCCTTATAATCAGGCAGCCAACTCCATCTCGATGATCTTCATGACTTCTTCGTCAGTCACGTCAGAGAACCTTGGGAGCATCAGCTCTTTAAGGTTGTCTTCACGGATGGACGTCATCACTGGAGTGTCGATCAGGTTGTCAGTCGTCTCGGCTCGTTCTTCGACCTCGATGACTTTGGTGCTGATGTTGAAATGGGGGAATAGGTTCTTGACGCGACTCAAGGCAGCATAAGCTTCGTCTTCTCGACTGAGCTTCAGACGGAAGTGGCTACCGTCAGGATGTTTGGCTACCTTATTAATCGCACCCACGGTTTCGGCGTACGACTTACCTACCACATCTAGAGTCATCCATGTGGTGGCTGCGGTGTTAACCACAAAGGTTTCTTCAAGCACACTCTCGGTCGGCGACCAGGTGAAGAAGTAGAAGCCTTTGTCGTGTTCTTCGTTATGCCGCAAACGCTCGACTGAGCCGGGCACACGGATCTTTCCATTAGCCTCAGGATGGTGATGGTGGCCAATGATGATTCGATCGCGCACGATACCTTCGTACCGTTCTTCCAGGTGAGTGGCGATGCTGCGCACAGGTTCCTGGAATGTGAACATGCCGTGCATAACGGCGAAGTCCACCTTATCTAGCCCCTTCTCCTTCATCAAGCTGACGACTTGTTTCCACGTCTTGTTAGCATCGTGGTTAACTTCGTCTTGGATAAAGAGGAAGGTTGGGCCGCCCGGGAAGAGTTCATCAATGACGATGTTCTCGTAGTACCGGATATCTGCATTGGACTGCGTACTCTTGTTAGAGTGCAGGAACCAACGGGACTGGCGGTTGTCATGACTTGGCGTACCTTCGAGGATCAGCCATATCACGCTCTTACGTTTAGCCTGTCTGGACTTTCGGTCCATCCAGTCGCTGATGAGCAGAGCATCATCGCTATCGTGAGCTAGGCGCTTATCGAATAAGTCACCCGATACGATAACGACGTCGACTACCTCCATCACTTCATCGGTCATGATGGCATCGCACGTCTCGATGACCTTACGGGTAGGCACCCGCCCATGACCCATGTGCACGTCACTGATGCAGAGGAAGTTCAGGCAGCCGCTAGGTGCGGCTACCGGAGTCCACTTGTTCAGATTGGCGAACTTAAGTTTGTGCTCAGAGTTCGTACTCTTCATCTTCATCGATTCCAGCATCGGGCTTCGGCAAGGCAGCTGGAGTGGCCTTAGCGTCACGTCGGTTGAGTTCGGCTTCCACATCAGCCGCCATCTCACCGAGAAGCTCGCTCAATGGTAGATTGTAGCGATGGTAGATGTGGACCAGCGTCACCAAGTGACGGGTACGCTCTACGTGTTCGGTCTTCGGTTCGAGAATCTCTACCAGCTCGTTCTCTACCTCGAAGGCTTTACGTTGATCGCCGTTATCGAACATGTGGCCTTGCATATCCACCAGCTGGTGGATAGAGACCATGCCTTCCGCGCCTTTCTTGTTTCGAGGCGGGATGTCCATAAATAAAGGCGGGGCGGTAAAGAGTAACTGACCCCTGGCGTCGGCTACGCTCAGCGAGTTGTTCAACCCACCGGCGAGGTTAAACCAGATGCCCGGTTCTGCTGGATCTTTGGGATCGTTCTTCACCCACTTGCGCAGGATCGGCAGCAGTACGTTGACGAAGTAAGGCTCGGGGACATAACGCTGACGCCTTGCGCTTTCTTCGTTGATCTCGGATACGGCACCATCCATGGACTGGAGGCCGGCCATGATCATTTCCTGATAGATCTTCGAGCCCTTGTCTACTGGCTGCTTCTTATCTTCAGGCTTTTTCGTGGGTTCGGACATAAAGACTCCTAATGCCCGGCCGGAGCCGGGCACCGCAGATGGTTACTTCTGCTCGACGCCGTTGGCGATGGCCAGCAGGTCGGCACCTTCTTGCGCGGCCGCGTCAACGGCTTTGCTGGTGGTGATGTACCAGGTTTCGTTGACGACGGTGGCTTTGGCCAGGACGAAGCTGCTCAGGGCTTCCAGCTTCTGCGCAGGGTTGCGTTCGTCGGCAACGATCTCGGTCCAGGCTGGAGCGTCAGCATCGGTCTGCTGCAGCTGGTAGAAGCGGACGCCCAGCTCTTCTTCGGTCTTCTGGAAGACCTGAGCTTTGATGCAGCCAGGGAACGGCGCCTTGACCAGGATCAGGCGGTTCATGTCCTTCTCCAGACGCTCACGGTCATTGGTCAGGGCACGGGCCAGGCCGGAGACGACGACCTGGGCAAGCAGGGTCTGGTTTTCAGTGATGTTCAGGAACTTCGACACCGCACCGGCGATGTAGTGATCCAGCTGTTCCGGGGTTTCCGGGAAGAGGATGATTTTCGGTTCTTCGATGTGGGCTTGAGCTTCGGACATGATCTTACCTTAGGCGGCGTTGTAAACGGTCACTTCGTTCGTCATGTTGACGATCGACTTGAGTTTGGAATTATTGATCGACAGGGAGTACCCAACGCTGGTCGGGTTAGTGTTGATGCTCTCTCCGTCGCTTACTATTGCGTCAATTTGTAAAGAAATACCTGGATCAGTATCGTCGGCTTTGATCTCGACCTGAACGCTGGTAAAGAACTTCTGGAGATATTCCTGAAGATCGAGCTGTAGTTCACGGGTGACGTCAATAGCGTCGTCCCCGTACATCTGGATGATCTTGGTCAGTGATGAGATCTGACCGACGTAGAACGTGGTTTGACTGTGTTTAGAAAAGAAGTAGCAGCACATCAGGTAATCGACCTTACGGTCAACGTCTGCAATAAGGCCTTCTTTTCCGAGGGTGATCACATCGACAGACATGGCTATTACCCGGCAGTGGTGGACATCCTATTGGGAACAAAAAAAAAGAAGTGAGGGGATGGTGGCTTTCGCCACCATCCTTTCGGTCAGTACACTGGATAGTGAACTGCAACCATACCACCATCTTTAGACATACGAATGGTTGTAAGCTTTCCGTTTCGCATGGTGTAATTGAGGACGACACGGTTGTCGGCTGAGTGCAGCAATTCGATCAGGTTGCGATAGAGCTTATTCGGCTCCAGCTGTTCGATGAGTCCGGCACGCCAGAGTTCTACCACCTTATCATAAGCTGCGTCGCCTGTCTCACGATAGTACTTCGAGGCATCGTACCAGAAGGTCCGCTTGAACGGCACACCCTTCTTGATGTAGCCGTAGTGGATGCAGAGCTCGCCGACTTTCTTAGGCTGGCCGTAATCGGTAGTCCAACGGAAGTTCTCGATACCTTCTGCGGTAAAGAGGTCCTCGATATCTCGCCTATCCTTGACCTTGATGTGGGATTCGATCTCACGGTAGGCTGCCTGGAATCTTTCCATTGATTTTTCCACAACCACTTCCTTATTTAGGCCAGCGGACCTTTACCAGGCCTTTATAACGAGACAGAGTGGACTGCACCAACTTGTCGTCCCTGAGCTGATAGTTGAATACCGCGTCATCAACGTTATCATCGCCCATGTGCATAACACCGAACAGAACTTCAAGCAACTGGGGGTTGTCAACATCAGCAAACTTGCCGGTGGCGTCTAGGTTGCCGATGGTTTCGAATACATTCCGACCGGTATCACGCCAGAACGTGGTGTCGTCGATATAGAAGCATCGTTCGGTTTCGCGCCGTTTGGTCTTGAAGAATACCGAAACTTCGATCGCGTTATACCGATTTCCGAAAGCACTGCTGCGGAAAGTTACCGACGTGATGTCAGGTTTCTTCAACTCTTTAAGTAGTTCTCTGATGATGGTGCGGTCATGGATAGTGAAGTGGTTGAACTTGGTATTGAAGTAAGCTTCGAATGCTTCTACGTGCTTATTCACGCGGGTAGTCCTTTTAGTCCAGTGGATACATGGTGCGAATCATGCCGTTGCGGCTATGAAGGTAAATATAGATCAGTCTATCGCCAATCAAATGCCATTGCAGGTAGCAATCGTTGGTCATGAATAAATCCTTGCGCGCACCCATGGTAGCTCGCAGGGCGTGCGTCAAACCTTTACAGAGGTTCTCAACAAGGTTGGGTGTCTTCAGCAGATCTTCTAGGGCGTTGGTAACGTCCTGACCTTCTGCCTTGAAGTACTTCTCGCTGGAGAATTGGAAATGTCTTCCACGACCTTCCAGCGGTGTCTCGTACTGGATGTGGAGACTCTTGAGGTCAGAATTTATCGCCAACCCTCCGTGAGTCCACCACTTTACAAACTTGTATTCAGGCTTCTTGACGTTAGAGATCATTGCTTCGATCTCTGGCCGGTCATTCAGCTTGAAGTGATCACGATTCTCGTTGTAGTAAGCTTCCAGTGTCTCTATGCAGGTACCCACACCGTTCTCCTAAGGTCAAGGGCATAAAGGCGGGATTACTCCCGCCGATATGTTTACAGGGTCTTTCTAAGTGGGCTGGTTGGATCTTGTTTACCTTGATCCAGAAGGTCATACAGCACCTTCCACGAATCCCTGACAGTGTGCTTCTCGACAACGCTCAGTGGAGCATCGCCGTGTTCGTCACAAACCCCCATGAATGTAGTGAACCGGTCTTCACCATCCACCACTTCATGCGCGCCGTTCATTACTTCACGATACGGCGTATGGTCTCTGCCAAGTGCTCCAGGCTCCTCGTCTTCGTACAACCGTCCATAGCCGTCCAGGCGCCCCAGTTGGTAGAGGCGGCGGATCCGGGTATCAGCCATGATGTATTTCCGGTTGACAGACTTGGCATTCTGAGCAGCGCTGAGAGACATGATCGGACCAATCCGATCTTCTTCCCAACGTTTGTGGAAGCGATCCCGCATCCCTTCGACTTTGTCGCGCAGCCGACCTAGATCGAAGCTCGCCAATTTCTCACTTGCGCTACGCAGGAAGTCGGAAGCATAGCTACCGGCCGATCGCATTGCGCTGTCCATTCGTTCGCGAAGAAAGCTCAAGTCATCGCGACTCATGATACCGTGAGTACTGGCGTGGATGACATCATCGTCATCCGTGTCCATCAGGTACGCCATGTTATCTCCCCATTGGTACAGACAGATCGTCACCTTCCTCAAGACGCGCGTTGATTGTCGAGAGAACCGGCGAAGGAATCGCCGCGTGACCACCCACCCTGAACGACTTCTTGAAGTCCATGAAACCGGTCGAAGGTTTCATACGCGCCATAGCCTCAGCCATTGCGTTGTCCAGAGCCAGCTGACCGGACATGTAGTCACCGTCAAAGTCAGCGTTAGGTGCTACCAGGCACAGAACCGAAATGCTGGTACTAAGCTGGGTAGGGTCTCGTTTAATTCGGTCGATGTAGAAGAACTGAGTAGATCCTCGCTTCAACGACGGGAACCGGGTGAACGTGCACGGAATGCCGCGACCACCAGGCGATTCTGCAATCAGCTCATCGAAGATCCTTTCCAGGGTAGGATGAGTGCGCAGGGTATTATCGTAGATCAGCGTGAGCATTTCGTTCGGAGTATACTCGTTACTCCGGCTCAGCTTATTCGCGATATGTAGTTTGAAGGTCAGCACGGACGCACCCCATGGAGTTTCCAGGGATTCGTGGTCGTGCGGTTTGTGGTTCGATGTGATTACGGTCCGGAAGGTGAAGTGTGGACTCACCCCAAAGACCAGCTTACGCAGAATACCCTTCTTATCGAAGATCTTCAGATGTTCGTTTCCGGAGTAGTACAGCGTGAGCTTATTGGTGGCTCTCGCTACACGGCTTTCCAGATCCGTGAGGCTGGTGCGTCTGGCCGATGTTACGTTAGCCAGGTTGATCAGCGCATTGAGCGCTGGTGCCATCTTAGGGTCTACGTAGGTGCGCTCACCCACATCCTCGATGATGAAGCCGATCTTGGATGGGAACGGGATATGCTTACACCAGACCAGGCGGCGGTGAATGTCCAGGAACCGATTGGTCGACGCACCCTTGGCAGCTGTGACGTAATGACGGCTGGCGGTTAGGCCATCCATGATCTTGTCAAAGTTGTTGTAGAAGTGAGTCAGGCCACGCTTACCGCCTGAGATGTTCAGGAGGATCTGCTCTTCCTTGCTGTTCAGCTTTGGCGGCCGATACTTGGGGTCGAGTAGATAGTCGATCGCACTGAAGCCGCTCTTGGTAAAGCGTACTTTCAGCAAGCGATAGATCGTCAGGTTCATGAAGGCCGGAAGACCATCAGGTGCTCTTACCCAGACGATTGGTTCGATGGATTGTTCGGTGATCGGTAGAACCTCGAAGCCGCAATGACGACATTTGTCATTCATGCGACTCCCGCCTTTAGTCTTACGACACGGGCAGGACGGTACGTTGGAGAACACGTCACCATCGTAGCGAGAATACACCAGATCGTTGAAACGGGCTTTGCCGGCGTCGGTGCTCAGATCCAGGTCATTAGCCAGGATAGGCGAAACATCCAGCTTGGTGAAGATCGCGTCAAGATCCTCGATGATCGGATAGATACCCCGACGTCCCTGATATCGTGGTCTGGGTTCGTAGATATCGTAAGTGATCAGTTCATGCATGGTGCCCATCTCCGAAGTAAAAGAAAAAGAAAGAGGAGGTGGGAATCCCCACCTCCCTTCTCACTTCAGCAGATCACGACTTAGTAGTCGCGGCCACCGAACAGACCACTGCCACCGCGGCGATCGTTGCGGTCGCGGCTGTCGCGGTCGGAACCACGGCGGCGTACGACACCAACGTCCGAAGCGGACAGGCTGGAGTAGCGGCTGTTGCCTGCGTGGCGACGTGCGTTCAGACCGTCGGACGAGGTTTGGTAGCTGGACATGTTGGCTGCATCGATTGCGAGCGACAGCGCCTCGATGTAGTCAGGGTCGAAGGCCAGCATTTCGGCGGTGTCAACCACGCGGATGCCAGGTACGACTTGCTGCTGCATGCGGTAGCGCTCGGACAGGTTGTAGCCCAGGCCGTGGTAGGTGTCCTCGAAGGTGTACTGGAAGTCAGCGGCACGATCCGCGTTCTTCTCACCGTACGAGGTCAGCATCGACTGAACGTTCCACTCGCGCAGGTCGCGGGTGTTGCCCTTGTCGTCAACCCAGGTGCCGATCAGCACGCGAGTACCCATGGATTCAACCGGCACGCGATCGGAGTCGCTGCCAACCAGTTTCTTCCATTCGCGGCGGAAGTGGCCGTCGGTCAGAACGTCGGCGCTGTCGAACAGCACGCCAACCAGGGCTTTGACTTCGTCGCGGTCTTTCGAGGTAGCGATACGCTCGAAGATGCTCAGAACCCAGGACTTCTCGCCGGAGGACGGGATGGTCAGACCGAATGCCAGGTCAGGCAGAACGGTGATGTCCAGGTAGTCCAGCAGCTCGTCGTCGGTCATGTTCTGACTGACGTCGTCGTAGACCTTGGCCAGGTCCTTGTCCGGGTGCAGCAACATCAGGTTCTCGATGTGGCTGGTCGGAGCCATGGTGCCACCGCCTGGCGCAGCGATTGCGGCGCGTGGGCGCAGCAGGTTGGCCGAGCGGTTGTCGTTCGACTGAACGGCGATCTGAGCCAGCAGCAATTGTGCCAGTTCCAGACTGAACGGGAAGTTCCCCGCCGGAGCGATGGAGTTCACGTTCATGACGCCCTGCCAGAACGGCTCGAGCTGGTCACGGTTGTTGCGACCACGGCCACGGCCACGGCGGCGACCACGATCTTCACCACCCGAGCTATCCACCAGCACCAGGTCGAGACCGGCACGGATTTCGCCCATCGGGGTACGATCGTAACGCTCGTCGTCGTCACGGCTTGCTTCGCTGTAGTACAGCGTCGCGGTCACGTCGGAACGGATCTGCAGACCGCTGGAGTCTTCGCCCGGTTTGCCCGAGTTGTCCCAGCTGGTTTCCAGACGCGCGCCTTTGCCGATCATGTTCGGGTTCAGGCGGATCTGGCTGTTACGCTTGCCACTGATGCGATCGACGATGTTCTCGCGAACGCCGCACAGCGCGTCCAGAACGTTGTCGAAGATGCGGTCGATGACCGGCGATGGGGTCTTGCTGTCGACGTCGCCCAGCTTGCCGACGACGCTGGTGAGCAGAACCTGCTTGCCCACGACCTGGATCTTCGAGTTGACCAGCAGGCCACGCACTTGATCTTCGATCGCTTCGCGATACGCCTTGGTGCCCAGCTGATCTTCCGGCAGAACCAGAGCGTCGTAGCTGTCGCCGCGGTCGGTCGACTGGCGGGTTTGCACGCCGTTGGCGTTCTCGATGGTCAGCACGTACACCAGGGTGTAGTTGCTGGAACCGATGGTGGTTGGCAGAACGACCAGAACCGAGCTCAGGCTGGAGCGAGCAAGCGCACCGTCCAGAGGCAGGATCTTGAAGCGATCACGGCGGATGGCTTCCGGCACGTTCGGCTTGTCGAAGGTTTTGTTCGCATCGAATGCCTGGATCAGGCGCTGGAGGGCTACGTCGCCCAGACCGCCGGAGGTTGGACGCACGTTGAACGCACGGCCCATGTCGGCGATGGTGAAACCACGTTGCTTGCCATCATCTTCATCATCGCGGCGGTCACGGCCACGACGCTCTTCACGATCGCCGGAGCGGGTATCGCGATCGCTGCTGCGGCGCTCTTCGCGCGGCTGTTCACGACGATCATCACCGGAGCCGGACTTGCTGCCGCCTTCACCCAGTTCGAAATCGTTGTCTTGGTTGTCGCTCATACTTCACTCCTAAATGTGCACATGTGCGAAATGATTAATGTACAGCTTCCCCTATCGCATCGGGGATTCCCGTTAGCTAACCCACCGTCGTGAGCCATACAGGCTTTTGACTTCCCGGCGTACCACCGGGTATCGTTGGGCGAATGTTCAACATCATGCTGCTCACTCATCAGGATAATGTGCTACTGTAGTATTTTACAATGCACTTTTCCAAATAAGATGAGCAGAAACGCATACACGGATTATAGGGGTCTAGTCGAGACCTGCGGGTTACGCAGGTCTTCGAGTATTTCTACATATAGTAGTGTTCTTGCGTAATTATTTACGAATTACGATCGGGACGACTCAAATGGATCAGCTTCTAAACGCCACTGGTAGATTCGACCGGTCGCCGTTCCATTATGCAAGGATGGCGTATCTGAAGGCAAAGGCCGACGAGAACATGGGCCGCTATATAGAGACAAGGCGGGCAACTCCGGGCCGGGTGGACAGTAGCCACCTGCTTTCCAAGATCCTCCTCAACATCAACAGCAAGTTCGATGGCGACTTGGTCCGCTACATGGTTAGTGTTGACCAGGAAGCTAAGCGAATGGTTTCATCTTTAGGCATGACGTCCAGTACCAGCAAGGGCGGCATCTTCAAAGAGAGCGTCTTCTATAGCTGCCCTGAGATCATCCTCTATTCGCGCAGTGAGAAGTACTCAGCGATGGATCTGTGGCGTGATTGGCGTTCGGTCACTCCCATTGAGGTGATCAGCCATCCTGTCACGGACATGACCATCTTCGAACTGGGCGCTAAGAACTCGGCTAGCCTGAGTGCGATGGATTTGTGTGTCATCAACATCGACATCCCTCTGCTGGCAGCCCAATGGAAGATGTGGCAAGCTGCCAACCCAGGTCAGTTGGTCGAGCAGTTCCTCAGCACTGTCCCTCTGGTAGGGATGATGCGCAGCCATCTCAACGTCTGCATGTTCAACAAGCTACAGGTTAAGTTGGGTATCCGCAAGGCCGTACACGTCAAGACCAACACTACATTCATGCAAACTCCTCTGGACCGTCATGCCGATGAGGTCATTGAAGAGGTCTTCGATAAGGTCTCCAAGAAGAAGATGTCTGGCACCGAGATCATGGACAGTATCCCTGTGATCTACGGCGACACCTATCTGAAGGACGTGGCACTTCCTTCCATGACACCTACCAACCAAGTCCTTTGGGCGCTCTACGCTCAGAAGATGGAACCGGTGGCGGTCATGCTGGAGTTCGGTAAGCTGGCGGGTGACGATCAGATGGTCCATGAGATCACCCAAGTGAGGCGCAGCATCATCGAAGCTAAGTCCGATAATATTCTCACCAACGGCTTGTCCAGCAGTGAGGCTACCTATCTGACCGAACGGTTCGATAACCTGGTGGTATCGCGTCTACCTGAACCGACAGCATAAACCTACAGCGCAGTGGCTCTCACCACTGCGCTGTATGCCGTACGATTACGGAAGGATGTCTGCCATGACGTAGTGTTTGCAACGTTGGATGATCTGCTCGCGGGTGTCTTTCAGGACGTCCGCATCAACCAGAGCGTTCTCGATGTTCTCGATCGTCTGGAAGTCGTACCACCCGTTTTTGCGGGCTTCGTCAATGAACCCTTCCCAATCGATGACGATCTTCGCCCGATTGAGGATGGTGTCTACCGCGTTCTCGAGCGGTAAGCCGTGGGTAGCCTTCAGCTGGAACAGCTTGGCGCCGGGGTAGGCTACGGTGGTGGCTACGTATTCGCCATTGACGTAGACCTTGCCCTCGTTACGGTTGAATGTCTGATCGTCTTGCGTCATGACAAGTTCACCTCGAACGGAGTGAATTCGATGCTGATGATCTTGACATCAGGACCGATGATGTCGTCCAGTAGGGTAGCTACCCGCTCCTTGACGCAGAAGCCGAATGGGATCGGATAGCGGTGCTCGCGGCCCATCATCACACCCGTGTCCGGATGAGGTGATTGGAACTTACACGATACAGCGGAGTATTGAGGAATCATACTTCGTACCCAAGGAAGTCGTAAATCAACCGATGGTTGTTACGATCGACGATGTTAAGCCCAGTCGATTCAAGGATCCGGTAGAAGCCGGTGTTGATCTGGTAGGCCAGTTTGCGGACGTTTGCAGCATCCTGAATCTCAGGCGGCAACCCATTACCCTTAATAGCCAGGGTGGGGAGGTACATGGTCTTCAGGTCTTTACGGTTGTACTTCGTCAGCCAGATTGCCATACGGCTAGCCAGCTCTTTATCTTCGATACCTTCCAGCCACTCGTTCAGCGCTGTCTTGTTGTTCAGCTCCGTAGTGACCTTCACGCATGGGTAAGGAGGTGCGATCGATTCGCCGTACTTCGGCCCGAACACTTCCTGCCACAGTTCGTGGTGAGGCATCTTGTTACTGTCAGGCTTGATCTGAGCTGAGCGCAGGTAGGTATACTCGCCCTTCTTGATCGACGTGATGGTACCCATCTCGTATTTAGCCACTTCTTCCAACAGGTCGCGAGCAAGCAACTTCTCGCCGCGGTCTACCGTGTGGAGGATGTTCTTCATCATGTCCGACTGGGCTTTCAGAACAGCCTTAGTCGAAGTAGAACCGCGCAGTTCAACACCCTTGATCTCCATGTCCAACTCTTCGTATACGTTACCTTCACGCATCGACATGGTGGAGAAGTAGTGCTTGGCAAGGTTAGTGAGTGCAAACTCAGGGAATGCGTACTCGTTCTTCATTGCCAGACGGAAGATCTGATCAGGTTCCACACCCACGTTAGCCGACAGCATCGCCAGAGAGTGCGCGATACATTGGCAGACCATGTAAGTGGCCAGATACCAGATGTTGTCTTCGGTCTTACCGCGTTTCAGGTTACCGGTGTACCACTTGACCCAGTACGCCGTGGTGAAGATCGAGGAGTCGGTGTCAGCTGCCAGACATACCCGGCGTTGGATAGACTTCAACGATGCCACGGTAGGCGGTAGGTGCTTAGGTGCAAACAGCGCGTTGATCAGCGTGTAGTACTTCTTACGATTGGCGATGAACTTTGTCGCCATCTTGCCGATCTTCTGCCAACCTGCTGGGTCTTTCTCTTCAACCTCGTTAAGGGTCGTACCCATCAGAACGTCAGCACACAGAGCACTCACGTAAGCCTTCTCTGTCGAGTCAAGGGTTTTGAGCAGAGCTTTGGTATCGACATCCGGCATGTCGGACAGGTCGCTATCAATGAACGAGCCCATCATCCCTTTGACCACATCAGGGTTCAGCTTGGCAACGTGGAACAAGTCGCCAGAGTAGCAGACAGTCGCACGCTCCAGTGGAGTCATGCCTTGAATCATCGACAGGATCATGGTCGACTCTTCAGGGATCTGCCAGTACAGGTCAGACGACCGGTTCACCATCTCGAGAGTGTCAACCACCGACGGGTAGACCAGGTTGTACTCTTCGATCACCGCTTGGATGCGAGCCGAATCTTCGATGGTCAGCATCGCTACCAAGTTTGCCTTGGCGATCTCAGGACTGTGGTAATGACGCGAACCGGCCAGGAAACGTTCTACCGTGGCGTTGCCGTAGCCTGCTGCTGCCCGGCACAGCGAAGTCAAGCTGGAGTGACCAGTTGCCAGATACAGCGGGTTACCTTCGAAGCCGCGCATACCGGACACGGAGTTGATTCGGATCTTACGGGCGTTCTGGTCGTAGTCTGCCAGGGCTGCCTTCATCAATTCGCCGAGCTGCTTGAACTCGAACATCGCGTTCTTCGACTTCTTACGCGCTTTGATGTTGTCGTCCTGCCACTCAGCAGTAACGGACTTCTCAACCTCTGGACGTTCGTACACCACAAGAGATGGCGACACAATGCGGCCGGTGTGTACGATATCTTCCACGTAGTTGAGGAACGTGGTTTCGTCCTTCTCGCGGTGCCCTGGACCTCTGCGGACCAGTTGCAACATGCCGGGGTCTCGGAACTTCACCCCTTTGTCTTCTTTGAACTTGTTGACCACATACTTCAAGCAATCTTCATACGGCTTCTGAAGTTGCAGCGACAGGTACTTAGCGACCTGCTGAATGTAGCCTTTACGGATTTCGATGTCGCGACTATATTTGCTGACATCCCACAGGAACGGATTCTCGGCGGACATGACCTTTCCTTTACTAATTGCCTCACGTATCTTTAGGTTCGCCAGTAAGAAAAAAAAGAAGAGGCATAGCCTCCCCACCCACCAGCCGTAGCCAGTAGGTGGGGATAGACTACAGAGTAGTCACCGTGAAGCCTTCAATGCCTGAGGCCAGGCACATGGCTCGCACGTTGTCAATCTGAGCGGCAGTGGTGCCGGCCGGGAAGGTAAACATGGTAGCTGGAGATGAGTTCTCCACGATCGACGACTCGCGAATCCACGGGATGCCGAAGTACACCGCCTTGTTTTCGGCATTGATGAACTTCGCATACGGGTAGGCCCGATAGTCGTTTGGGGTACCGTCATTGATGTACGGCCAGTACTGGGTGTGCCTGGCCATTGGATCGTAACCGGTATCCGCCACCATGTCCGCGTCAGGTAGCGACACGAACTTCAGGTTGCTGTACTTCTCACCAGCGACGGTTTCGAAGGTCAACGTCTTGCCAGTGTTTTCGGAAACGAGCTTCACGCTATTACTCCTCGATGGCTCTGTAGTAGCCACGCTTGTCGACGTCCAGATGCTTCAGAGTGCCTCGCAGCACCATCTCTTTCAAATCATCGTCTTCACAAGTAAGGATAGCGTGATACATCTCATCCATTACGTGCTCATATTCGCGGTCCAGCAGGTCCACGTCGACGAACGCTCGTTCGAGATCTCCCCAGAAACGCTTCCTCTCACTCTGGGCTCGCCAGACAGGGAACGGGGGTGACTCGTCGCAGTGCTCGTACGGCACTTTATTGTAGCAAGCTTCTTCGAGAACCATTGCCAGTGCTGGACAGTAGCCCACGATTTCATAACGCGCCATGCGTTATCCCCCAATTCAAATAACCTTGAACATCACATCGCAAGTAGTGTTGCGCGTCGACTTCACTATCTTGAAATTCACTTGGTATATTGACGCAGCTAAGTACCCTAGGCCTTTTATCAACTCCGTTATTCCGGGATACAGGTAGGTCATGCATTTCTCTGCAATGAATTCTGCATCCATTTCATTATTTACATACCGCTTTCTGTACAGCGTATCCGCCAACGGCATGTAGCTATCCGTAGAACGCCCATGGGCAAAGCCTGAGTATTCGGACAGGATAGCCTTCACGTTGTAGCCGAGATCGTCAACGTTGGAGTCGACATCGCTGATGAAGTCTCTCAGGATGTCGTCGATGTTGATTACGATGTACTGGGCTTCAGGTCGGTCAGTGGACCCTACCGAGCCGCAGATGGGACGACGTTTTAATGACAGTGTTTTCCCGAGGGGCATGATGGACCACCGATAGGTTGCTGATCACGGTCACCGGATATCCCGTCTCAGACAACAATGTAGCGAGGGATTCGTACAGAGTCCTGACTGGGGAAGCTGCCGACAAGTGCTCGAGAATGATCTCTGTCGGCGGCCAGTTAAGGACATGGTGCGCTACAGGGTACATCATGATGAAGTCGCTAACGACCGCACCCAGTACCTCCATGTAATACCCCATGTCGTCCTTTGACGTAAACATGTTGAGGCGATCATCGTACAGCGAGATGATCATCTCTTTAGTGGCGACAGGCAATTTATTAGTCATACCCATTCAAGCTCCACGTACGCTGTGTTGCTCTTGTTGATCTGACAATTACTGTTGATCAGCTCAGCCTTGTTGAAGTTAAGATGCTCATACAAACCGCTATCGTGCATGGCATCGAGGACAATTACTGACATATCCTCGATAGCTCTGCTCGTAAGTTTGTACTTATTCATCAGTTCACGAGCCCTGTGGTGACCGATCCATGTATCAGTCTCAGCGGTCGCTAATACCCATGCGGACAGCATAGAAACCATAGCGTCACGGGTCACGCTATGGTAAGGTTGTAGTTCGAAGATAAAACATTTCCGACCAGCCATTCTTTTCGCTCCATCAGTCTGTGTCGAAGTGTACGTTGCAAGTAAAGCTACCGCCAGTCTTAGCTGTTCGAAATTGTCCAAAGCGAGGTGTCCCCTTGTGTTTATCTCGAATCTCCCTGCCTAATTCTTCGATAGTTTCTTTAGTATCCGACCAAATTGGGAAGTCTTGGTGCACGGGCCTCGTCAACTGCTCAAGCCAACGTTTGGCCTTACCGGCCTCACGGACATCGTCGCAATTGTCGAGGAACTCCTTGATCACATCAAGATCATCCCAATTAGCGTTTACCCACAGGTCCAGGACAGCCGAGAAGATCAGGCCGGTGACGATCACTGGAGTTTCATCTTCCAGATCAGGTCCTCGGCACAGGATGTCGGCTATCTCGTAGAACTGGAGTACGGCCTCTTGGTCGATATTAGCCACGAGCCGGAAGTCGTCCATCAGGTCACCATTAAGTAGCTGCCGCGCTTGGCGAACTTGATCTGGAATCGTTCCTCAGGATTCACTCTCAGATCACCACGAGGTAATCGATTGAGCTCATCCCGCAGGCCATCTTCATGATGGTGCAGATCCCTGAAATAGTTGAGGAGCTGTAGGAATTCACCCCAGAGCTTATGGTTGTCGGACATGTTCGTTAGCGAAGTCATGACAACCAATCTCTCAAACGCATCGATAATCTCGTTCCGATTGGCTACGAGGATCGATACCAGCAGGAGACTGCAAACCTTCTCAGTGAAGTCCTTACGGCACATATGGGGGACAAAGTCCCCCAGGCGGGTAAGTGCTTCAAGCTCTTCGGGGCAGATATCGACGATGAGAGACTTTGTCCTTCCGAACGACAGTCTCAGATCCATCATTCTTCCCCTTCTTCCTCTTCGTCTTCGACCTCTGCTTCTTGAGAGTCGTTGGCGATATCGACGACGCCGAAATCCTCGTTGGTTTCCTCCTCGCCTTGGCAGATCTCGAGCAGGGCCGAACCATTGACCACGATCAGGTCACTGATACGCGCTGGACGCATGGCGGTCAGGAAGTCAAACTCAGCATGCAGCTGGTCGACCTTGTCGGAATACCACGAGTCGATGACACCGGCGATTTCGTCGACACGGTCAGCCGCGGTATGCGGCGTGTTGTTCGACAGATGCTTGAGCGAGAAGTCGTCATCGAAGAACTCGCTACGCAGGACAGCAGCCAGCAGGGCCGATTGGTCAACGGAGGTTTCATCCTCCATCGCATCGAGGCCCAGGTTAGAGACAGTGACGATGGCGTAGGAATACCTGAGCTGGATCTCCTTCTGCTCGCCATTGGCTGATCCATCGGTCGAGTTCGGGGTGTACAACTTCCCCTTCTCGGCGACTAGTTTCGATATATCTTTCAAATCCAGTTTCATCGGACCTCCCGAAATAAGTGGTTTCGACAACGAGGAACTTGGTATCGTACGGGATACTGGCGGCAGTAATCACCATCATCTCGTCCACGTTGTCCGCAAAGAATAGTCTCAGCTCATCGTCCAGTTCGGCAATGAGTTCAAGAAGCGGCAGGAAATGCTCACGCTTTTTACAATGGCTACGCGCAATCTCCAGTAGGGACGGTGCTGTTTTATCAATGGTGCTGACGGCCACCTTTTCGATAATGGCCTTGGTGTAGTTCTGAATGAGGAATCCATCGTAGTAGTCGAACTCTACGTAGAACTCCTCTATCCGGCGCATCCAATCGTTGGCTGCGTAGACGAGCGACTCACCACTCTTTCTTTCTGTGCCTCTTAGGGAGATATTCATTGGCATGACGTTTCATCCAATCAGTAATCCGGTAGTCCTCGCCCATCTCGATCTCAATGCCAGTTGTGCGACGTCTCATGTATACTACATTCCACGTCGGTAACTTGATAACAGATCTTAGCAACGATGCGATCGCATCTCGCAGCTGTTCGATCATCTCATTGGGATCAGGGTGGTCGTTTAGCAGACCATCGAACTTGTCGACATAGATGTCGTTGTCCTTCTCATCGAGGCACTTCGTCCACCACATCTTGGTGGTAAGGTAGTCGTCGATCATCTCAGCTACAAGGTCGACAATGAACCGACGGTCCTTTGCCGTCAGCTTATCGTTATATTTGGCAACTTCCCCAATAGCGATACCGCTGACATCTGAGTAGTCAAGGATACATATTTCGCCAACACTGCTCAATTGCACGGCTATTCCCCATGGCCAAGTAATCGCCATCGATAAGGAAGTAGATTCCCTCATCGTCGAGCCAGTTTGGTTCTGGCGGCGGAAGATATTGTAATGGGTCTATGCAGAGGCTTTGGGCGGTAAGGGTTACCCGCATCCTTTCGTAAGGAACGTTCTTATCCTTACAGTCGAATAGCCGCATACTGACGCACGGAATCATCCACGCCTTGCAGTATAGCCTGGCAAACCAAGATTCCAGAATGGACTCATCAAACCTACCCGTCGCGTTGAGGCGGTCGAGTATGTCTCTGACGTCTACCAGCAAAGTGTTCTCGCGTCTTTCGAACTTCTTTTGCGGCGGGGGCTCGCGTTTTTCGCGCTCCTCAACCACATGCCTTAGCGATAATTGCATAGTCACCTCCGTAGACTACATGATTAGGGTGCACGGTGTTTAGTTACAAAAAATAAAGGGTAGGGAGGAGGTTTTTCAACCTCCTCCCTGAAATTTGTGCCGGCTTCTCAGCTGAAGCTCGGCTCGCCATTCTCACCGAAATAAGGATTGTGGCGGTTGATACAAACGTGCTTGTTTTCGTCGTACTTCTCTTCTTCGAAGATACCGTGCCAGTCGCCATGGATGCAACGATGGCAGCGGAAACCTCCGCCTTGCTGGTGGGTTGCTTGCAGGTGGTCTACGTTGTCGCACTGTTCGCAGACAAACACCATGTTTGTGGCTGTCATGATTGCATTACCTATTTTGAATTGAGGGCATACAAGGCGGGTTTCCCCGCCCCGTATGGTTTACCTGTTACAGGTAAACGGTAGAACCTTTCTGACCGCTTACCGCTGGAGCATCGAGCAGGGTTTCAGGCTGCTCGGTAATACCGACCTTCTGCTTGAACTCAGCCAGAGTGGTCTTCAGCTCAGCCAGGATTGGCTTCATGCGCAGGCCCGACAGGGTGTAGTAGAACGAGTTGTCGAATGCACGGCCTTCTTCCGGCAGGTAGCCCACGGTGTCGTAGGCAGCATCGACGTCAGGCACGATGGAGTCGTGAGACTTCATCAGGGCGCCGTACGAGATAACCGGAGAATCGTTGGTCGCGGCCAGCAGGTCTTCTTCGCGCACGAACACTTCCAGCAGGGCCAGTTGCGCCTTGTGGCGAGTGTTCTCGCTGTACTTGAAGAAGCTGCGGATGTCGTTCTCGTCGATGTGGGCGTTCTTGCCGGATGCGAACATCGAGATCCAGCGAGCGATGCGCAGAGCCGTTTCGTTGTTGTCGGCGAGCGACTTCTTCGGGTCGTTCTTGTGGTAGGAGACGGCGTACTCGGCGTTGATTTCGGCGAGGTCGCGTTCCAGGTTGATGAGGGACCCCAGGCTGTTACCGGTAGAGCGGTCGGACTTGTAGTCGCCGGTAACGATCGCGATGACGATAGCACCGGTTTCCGCAATAGCGCGCACCAGGCGACGGCCGCCGGTGGAGCCAGTGCCGCCAGACAGCGAGTAGAACACGACGTTAACTTTGGCCGGCTTGTGCTTGAGCATCAGCTTTGGAATTTCAGCTTCGAAGATCCGGTCGCCTTCTACCTGGTTCTTGCCGAGGCCCTTACCGTCGTTGACGACGAAGAAATTGTCGGCGGCGGAACCGACCATGTTGGCGAAGCTGGTGTCGACGTAGATGAAGGTTTCATTGGCCAGCTGCAGAGAGTTCTTCGGCTGGTCGCTGCGGTAAGCCTTCAGCTGGTTGATACCGGTACCGCCAACAGCCCAGAACTTGACTTCCTGTGCTTTGGCTTCGATCAGGGTTTGTTGCGCTTGGACTTCAGACATGCATGTCTCCTAATGGACAGTGTACTACGTGAAAAGGTACGGGTTAGTGCTATGACCACCCATTCCTTAGGGAGGATTACTTATGGACCCGGTCACGGTCGCACTCATCAAAGTGAAGGCTGAGATCCCGCGAGATATTCTCAAGCAGGCTTTCATGCCGAAACGTTACGACCCGGTAGAGAACGACCGGTATTTCGATAACGTAACCTCGGTTTCCATCGACCAGCAAATCCGTCAACTCGTAATTGAGGGACGGGTGTCGATCGATGTGAACCTGATTGGCGGCACCGAGATGTTCTTGCCGCTGGGACTGGCTCAGCGCGAATTCCTCGATGCCTGGAACATGATCTATCGATTCAGCCGGGATGTACTCGGCGGTCGACGTATCACCACGGTCCACGAGTTGGTCTACGGGATTACCCAAGGACTCTCTGGCCAAGGCACCGCTGGCTACGACGGGCGCGCTTCTGACATGCTCCTTGTGGGGCGTGACATCATGCGTGCTGTAGGCGGTACGGCGACTCTCGGTACAGCATACGTGCAGATCGTAGGAGTTAACACAGTACTCGTAAACGACGCTAACCAAGTGATTGGCGATGCGGCGCTTCGAGCCACTGTGACCCATGAACCGAACTTCAATGACCTGAAGCCAGTTTACTACCACGCATTCGCAGAGCTCGTAGCTCTAGCCGTTAAGGGCTATGTCTACAACACTCTGGTGATCGACCTCGATGAAGGTCAGATCCGAGGCGGTATGACTCTGGGTCGTATCCGTGAGGTCGTGGACTCCTACGCTGACGCAAACCAGATGTACTGGGAATACCTGACCACCAAGTGGCAACGTATCTCCACTATGAACAATACCGAACAGTACCGGAAGATCTTGAAAATGTCTCTCGGTGCTAAGCCTCGATACTGATTCGAGTGGATAATGTATTACCGTAGATAGATTGGATCGATCATCCTTCGGGGTGATCGGTCCTTTATGGCGTTTTCTCGGGATGGTTTACCAACGCAGTGTGGAGTTCATCCTGATCATCCACGACGAGGTATCCCTCGTTCTTCATGTAGTCCTTCACATCCCCGTTACCATTCATCAGGTAGAGGAGCTTGGAATCACCTCCAGGGAGTGTGTCCTCAGGACGCACGATCTGTACGACCTTGTAGACAGACTTCTCATCGATCTTTGGCATGCTTACGCCATCGATGATGTTGTTGGCACCCTCCAAGGTGCCAGACACCGGCCGGCCGGTGGCTACGCCGTCAGAAGTGTTCTCCTCGAAGGATGGTTCGAAGAACACTCGAGTATTGACCTTCCATCCTTTGGATTCCAGGCTCTGTACCAGATCGGTCATTTCACCGTTCCAGTTTTGATCGAATGGAATTTCGATCATTACATCCCCTTGAGGTTTCGTACCCGGTTCGGAAGCAAGTTCCGGAGCTCCATCCTTGAGATGGAGTTCTTCATGTTCGTTTTCAGTCATTGGAATAACCTTCCAGTTAAGGATTGATGGTTACATCATTGGTCTTCTTCCGAAGAGTAAAGAGCATCAGAGTCCTGATAGTTATCTACCCTATTTGCAGCATAAAAGCTCGTGTTCTCACGGAGGGTGTTTTAGGACACCCTCCTTTGTTTTGGATGGATTAGGATTTACCATTACTTATTCACGTAATTTTTTACGATGTATAATAGCGACTTCGTCGCTATAAGAAGTTCCTAGTCGATATCGCTACGCTCATCTCCGTACGGAACCTGGTCTATCCTATCTCCAACCAACCCGGAATTTGCTACGCAAATTCCACCCTTCCTTCCTCTTTCCGAGAAAATACTGAGTGGAACATACAATACCCAATGTCCATTCAATCTTCACGAAACAAAAAAAAAGACTCGAGGAGTCGGGGACCGAAGTCCCCTATCCTTACTGACGATCCAGCTCAACGATCTCAGCGATAACAGCGTCGATCTTCTTACTGATCACATCTAGCCTGAGCACATGCTGAGAGGTGTACTCAGACTTCTCCTCTAAGCTCTTAGAGTCGTCTAAGAACACCTTCGACCAGCCGCTGCGTTCTTCGTTGAACTCAGCCTGTAGATCGTTCAGCCTACGATGCAGACTGGTCTGCTTAGAGATGACTTTGTTGTTGGCAGTTATCTGACGTAACATCCACCAGATGAATACCAACAACAGACCTATCGCTAAGAACTTGAAAACCTCACCCATGATTGTTACCGCCGAAGTTGATCTCGGCAGGATGTACTCGGTTGATGCTGTGGAACATGAGAAGATCATTCTTCATGAGCCATGGGATAGTTAGATCCAACCGCTCCTTGATCTCATCCAGGATCGAGGGTAAAGCATCGAGGCCGAAGCCTTCAGCGTGAGGGTTTGACAGCGACCAGCTATAGTTGACGTCGTTAAACGTTGCGGCACCGCGCAGGATGTCGTACTGGTCTCGGCCCGAGGTGTAGTTCTCGAACATCGAATCACTGTTCTCTGGACGAGGATAGATCCTGAGCAAAGTGGCGCCATTGAAGGGTACGTTGAACACTGTACCGCTGTCGCGAACCAAGACGCTAGCCGGCGTATTGTACTTTTGTCGCAATACGGCGTTGAACACTTCAGAAGTGAACTTGTGTTCAGACAGATACCTGATGACGACCTCATCACGAATACCCAACCCGAACTCGGTCAACATATTCACGAACTTCTGCGCCATGTTCCGGGAAGTCAGCGGCGGATAAGAGAAGCGATCGCGGACCTTGGTGTCCACCATCGGTTCGTAGTTGACGCCGTAATGTAAGCGCTCGAAATCGCCAGTGGCTTTATCGAGGATAACGAACGAAGTGTCGGGTAGATCGTCGATCTGCCGAGCACATTGCGGCTTCATCAGATGCATTTTGATTTCAGGACCTTCGAAGTCCACTTCCTTGAATTTATCCAAGTTGTTCAGTTGGGTCATATTTCAGCTCCTTCAGCTCTTGTTCAATTTCATCAATTCGTTTAGTCGGTGTGGCTACATTAAAACGATAAGCTTGATTCAACTTATCCAGCGCAATATCCCGATCAGTAGCCATCGAGTCGGCTATCTCGTCTAGCCTTCTTTGACTGCGAGCGTGCGTAATGTGATCACCAAGCTCTTCAGCTGATTTGATTTCATCTAGCAGGAATCTGACCTCGCCGCCGAATATAGACTTCGCGATCATTTCCATCTGACTCAGCAGGATTGCCTCTTGCTGACGATAACCTTTCTCCGCCTTCATGACGACCGATCGCATGGTAGCCCTAGAGAGCAGTAGGCGATTGATCTTATTTACTCGGATCTTCTTCGCGCAGTACCAGTTGATCAGGCGGATTAAGCAGAACAGCAGCGTGATGATAACTATCGACGCCAATAGTTCCTTTAGGTCCTTCGACATTCCTTTCCCCAACAAAATTAAAAAGACCTCCCCTTTCGAGGAGGTCCTGGCCGATTACTCGCCGAGGCTACGCTGGAACTCGCGCTCTTCCATCTCGTCGATGGCGCGGCAGTTGTCTGCGTATTCTTGCTCTTCTACGAAGTCGGCTTCTTCTTGAACGTAGATCTCACGGATCTGATCCATGGTCTTGTCCTTGAATTCGCCGCTCGCGACGCGCTTGTCGAAGTCGTCCATCGCGTCAGGTTGGAAATCAGCACCCATATCGGCGATAGGGTACTTGCTTGGTTCTTGGTCCATCGGACCGTTGCAGTTGTGCGCCATGATCAGTCTTCCTCGTTCTGGAGCTCATCGCTCAGTTTGACGGTGCGTTGGTGGATCTCGTCGAGCTCCCCTTCGCGGATTTTGCCAACGATCAGTTCCAGCAACTCGGTTTGGTTGCGGGCGATCGAACGGGCGATTTCCACCGCAGGTTTATTCACCTTGTCGGTGGTGGTAAATTCGTGACCAGAGATCACGATACGGGACTTCACTGCGATGAAGTTGTCGCAGTCGACCACGCGATGACTTACTTCATCGATGTGGTTCAGAAGCTCCTGCTCATCGTTGATAACGATGGTCAGTGCTTCGTCGAAGGTTAGTGCTTTATCGTCTTGACCAGACATGCTGTCTCCTCGGTCATTGGGCTTTGAAGTTAAGGTTTAAGAATTTGCCGTCAGCTATGAACTGTTCGGCGGCTTCGAAGTCAGTATACCCGAACATCATTGCAATGATGTCGTAGGCATTCTCCTTCAGAAGTCGGTGGTCGACGGCCTTGATGGTAGCCACCAGGATTTCCGTCGTCAATGAGTCGATGTGTGGATACCCCTGTATCAGATAGAGTACGCGGAACATTGCAGGCCCATTCAGCAAGAACTGCCTGATCTCGCTAGGCAGGAACGCTTTGAACTCACTGATGTATTCGTTAACCAGATACTGGCGCTGTCGCATTTCAACGGCCCAGGCATCTTGTCGCTGCTGGGATTGACGGGCCATGAACTCATCGTACTCGAGCTGCTTCAGACGTTCGTCTTCAGCAATCTGCTCTGGAGTCATCTCGAAGCGGTAGAAGCCTTCTTTGAAGATAGCCTCGTGACTGACGTACTTATTACCGTAGCCTCTGGCAGTGACTTGCTCCTCCGCATCTTCGATTAAATACTTCTGACGCTTACGGTAGAATTCAAACTCTTCCCGGATGGCGTATTCAGTTGGGCTGAGGTAGGTGTTGTACCTGTCACCGCCGAAATCGATCCAGACAAGGACACCTGTCTTGAACTCCTCAACCTGGATCTGTTTACGCCGCCAACGAGTTTGATGAACGAACATCCACAACTTGGAATCTTCACCGTAGATCAACTTCTCGAAAGCCAGCTGTTCCTTTGCAGCTGTCTTGGCGATTTTGTTACGAGCCTTCGAGTAGCGAGCCAACATAGCCGCTTCAAACGCTTCCCATGCAGCCTTACGGCTAGTAACGCGAGGAGTGGATACCTCGCGTCCAGATGGTTGCTCGAGCATTTCACGCTTTCCAGGACAGTTTGTTGTCTTTAGTGATTTCGACCACCAGTGTACCGGTGGTTGTGATGTAGCTGACAGGGAACCCTGCATCCCGTACGACTTTGGCATTGACGCCGTGAAGCTCACCATTGAAGACCAACTGTTTCTTGAGCTTGGTCATCATGATCTTGAAGATCGGCGAGGCCACTTCGTCAGCGATGAACTTCTCCCGCTGCTCAGGAGTCATGTCAGGCTTACCCAGCTTCTCGTCAGGCTTCTTGGTGATGATGCCTTTGAAGATGACCAGATAGTCGATCGCGTTCTGCAGATCATGCCAGGTGACAGTTGGAATGCAACCGCCCAGAGCAAGACGCCCAGTATCACGCACCACAGCCTTCTGATACTCGCTAGGAGCGATCTCCGGCTCAGGGTTACGACCGATGACCCGATAGGTCAGCTCGACGGCTGTAGGCTCTCTCCCGAGCTCTTGGACGGCTTCTGCGTAGTCTGCCGCCGTGACGTTCACTACATCGGCGATCCCGGAACGTTCAGCGTGTTCTTCGATACTGGTTGCGGGATCGGACATCGGAACGTACTTGCTGTCAGTACCGTTTTCGTACCGCTTACGCTCCAGCCCTTTGCTGGCCAGGTATTCGTCCATGCTGTGGACATTGCCGACTGGCATCTCTGGGAAATTGTCAGTCAACTCCACCAGAGGCTTATCAGCAGGCTCATCGTCCCACGGCATGGTTTCACCTTCAGCGGCCATGATGGCAGCTTTGCTAAACTCACGTTCAGCAAGCGTGGTGTTGATGAACCGCTTAGTGACGGCGCCAGAACCTTCGTTCAGCGCAGCGTTGAGCGCATCCATGTCGATGTCGTCGCCAAAGTCCTGGAAGTATTTGGAGTCCACGGGCTCAGGCGTTTCCAGGTAATGTGCCTGGACGTGAGCGAATGCATTGCGGACGTTGCTGATGTTCGGAACGTTTACTTCAACCATGATCAGGTCCTTTTAATTCTCAAAGTTTGGGGCATAGACGGGGTGGAAGCCACCCCTCTTTCTATGCTGTACGTACGCCGCCGATGCGGCACTGTGGAGCGGGAGTGCTAGCCGGTTCAGGCATGCACGATTTGCAGTAATAGCCGAACGACGTGCCGAGGCCGGATTTCTCAGTGATCCTTACCACCGCACGTTTGTTGCAATCGTCACAATCTTGGTCTTCACCGGCGCGTAGCTGGTAACGATACCCTACTTGGTTTGCGTCCATGTCGATGCCCTCCCCGGGCGATTGTGTTGGTTAATCAGGTCGAAAATGTATGATTCAAACAAAGTTGATTGTTATCTTGTGACTCCCGAACACCTCCTGGCGGATCACTCCAATGGAAAGTCTTTACTCAGGTAGCCCGGCTAAACGAAATATCAAGTCGGTCTTTGAGCACCACTGTGAGCACATGGTCTTTGACCAGAAGATGCTGCGGAAGGTGCAAACTTACGAACAGCAGTTCGTCAATAAGAACGATGCCCACATCTCATTCTTCGGCGGCAACCTCATGGGTGTCGATCCCGTGCGTTTTAAGGACGAAGACCGGAACCGATGGTTTGATGAAGTGATGGATGTGGATGAGGATTCCCTCGAGGACGATCTTCATGCCCTCCCAGAAGTCGTGACCCACCGGCACGTATCCTCCGACACAATGAATCTGGCTTGCTTGTGGATGATTCATAAGTTCCTGACTACGGACAAACTCTCTGACGCCGAAAAGCATGATGGCGCCATGGCTGTCGCGTTGGTCCTCCAATATAAATACATTACATCTATATTGGCAGCCTGGTTCAAATTTAACGCAGACCCGATCATCGCTCAGGCCACTTACGCGGCGCTGAGTAAGCGGTTCGGTCTGAAGGTGGCCGGTAACTGGGGCGAGCTGTTGCGCCGTCGTGCCGAAGCCATCGTCGGTAAAGGTCAGCTGTGGTACAAGGCACTCGTGGCGTTCGATAAGGACATCGACAAGATCGCCAACGATACCCAGGGTCGGATCAAGGACATCCTGAAGAACATCCGTGACATGTTCACCGTGGTGCAGAACTCTCCAGAGATGCAGATCCGCAACGTGGGTTCGACCATCGAACTCGATGGTGAGCTGAAGATCCGGGATAAGACCCGCCTGATTTCCAGCTACATGCGTTACCTGCTCGGCATCCTCAGCGACCGCAACAACTTCATCATCCCAGAACTGGTCGGCGTTATCGCTAAGACGGTCCCCACGATGCCTAAGAGCGCCCTGGTGAACGTTCTGTCGTATATGTCGAACAACGCCTCGCCTAAGGCAGATCCTCGCGTACAGAAGATCTGTGAGCTTACGCTGCAGCATGCCTTCGACTACTTGAACAAGAACCCGAACACCATGGCGTCTAGCAGCGACATCCCGGGCTTGATCAAGAAGATGCGTTCGCTCTATCAAGCGTCCCGTACCAACAACCCGATGATCCTCGAGATGCGCGAGCTGACCGAAGAGATTACGGCTATCGCCATTCGTTCCAAGAACAAGGTGTTGGTGGCTGCGGTGCGTAACGCGGTACTGCTCTACATCCTGATCCGTACGTTCACCATGCATCACTACCAGAAGTGACATAAGGGCCGGGGAACTTCCCCGGCCTCTATGCTGTTTAGAACCGCCCGCCGTAACGATACGGGTTGAAACCGTAGTTGCGTGCAGTAAGGCGAGGAGCCGAACGATTGGCTTCTGCTTTCTTGTCCGCCACCACTTGGGACTTACGGTCGATCGAGCCGATGTCGTCCACAGCGTCTTCACGAATCTCGGTCTTCAGGGAAGAGATCTTCGATTCAATGTAACGGATCTCCAACATGCCTTTGGCATCAGCCAGCTGGGCAGTTAGACGATCCAATTCCAAGTTCAGACGCTCTTGACGCAGAGCTGCGCGCTGTTCCTTCACGTCATCGCCAGTAGCGGCGACTTTCAGACGGCACAGCACTTTACGGTTATCGATACCGTAGTGGTCGAGGTTACGACCTTCACGCAGGAACCATTGAGCAATCAACCACGAGATGACGTGGTCGTCGTGGCCAGAAGACTTGTGGTCGATCCGACCATTCTTCTCAACCAGAGACGAAAGCTCATCGATCAGCGAAGCATCGCGAATCAGCTTCGGAGCATCGTTGGTAGCCTCACGCAGCGTAACAATGTACAGATCTTCACGCAGAGGACCAGAGGTTGGGAAACCGAACTGGTTACGGTACGGGAAATATTTGCGCTCGGTAGGTTGGCCTGCCGAGTATTCGCGGTAGTTACGCTTCTCGTTATCGGAACCGCGCGCTGTATCCACGATACGACTGTAGATACGACGACCAGGGTCGATGCCTTTGAGCGGCAGTTCGATGAGCAGGTCATCGAGGATACCGATCCAGGTGGACTTGGCCTCAGGGACGAGGGTGACCAGAGGATGCTCTTCCAGGAACTTGGCTAGCCAGACAGCAAACCACGTCAACGAAGATTCACCGACCATGAAGCTTGCCAGAGTCTCACTGGTTTCCACATCGACCAGCACGCCAGTGATGGCGTCTCGACCAACGGCGTTCGAGGTATCGAGACCAAGGATCGCCTGACGGCTCTTGACGTATTCGACTTCCCGATGGTACTTGACCTGATAACGGTACTTGTCATCGGTAATGACGATAGGCGCCGAGTTGATGTTATCCCGGATTCTGTTGAGCAGCTTCTCAGGGATTGGGTTACTGGTCGAACCAAAGGTCCACTGGCCGAGGAAGTCTCGCTTGATCTGGTCACGGGTACCTGGAGTCGTAGCAATCTTACCCTTGAGCCATTCGTTCGTCTTACCGAGCTGCAAGTGGTTGAACGAGATGTCGACATACGGAGCCGACCGGTCCTCGCACTTACTGTTAGCCATGATGATGGTTACAGCGTCATCACGGTTATCGGCATCGAACAACATCTCGGAGAAGAACATGCCCTTCTTCTTGATGTTTTCGTAGACGTACTTACCAGACTCGGTCGACAGGTCACCGGCCGTAGTCGTGTACAGAATGGCGTGGAACTTCTTGTACTTACGCGCCTTATCGAAGGAAGCCGTGGTCGATGCAATTAGCGCAGGGATGGATACCTTGGCGTTTGGCAAGAACGGCGGTTCGTCGACGTTTACGAAGTCAGGGGTCTTACCGCGACCCACGGAGTTGGCATCGTCAGGCGAGCCCTGAGGAACGTACGAGAAGGTTTGGTTCTCGTTCATCAGGGTGGTGAACTCGTACTGGTTGTCCGTGTCCTTAGGCGTCAGGTACCACATCCATTTAGGCAGAGCTGCCCGGAACTTCTTGTAATACTTGATCTCGTCTCGACGAAGGTCACCCTTGGTGAACAGTACGTGAGTCGCGCCCTTGGTGATGAAAATGTGGAATAGTACGACGAGGAAGCGGGTGTTCAGTGTCTTACCGGTCTGGCGGATCTGCTGGACGAAGGTAATGAATGCGTTGAACACGCACCAGAACATGGCGATGTTACCGCGGTTCGCTTCCAGCATGATCAGGTTATCGCCGTCAGGGATGCGGATCACTTCACGCAGCGCGTACCACGGGTTGACGGCGCATTCCAGCAAGATGAGTTCCTGCTGTTCCTCGGTGAGATTATCGGAGTGTGCATCGACCCCACGAAGTTCCTCGTTGTGAAGCGCAAGGAAGAAGTACCAGTTCTGGATACCCATCGCCTGGTATTTGTACGCCATCTCGACCCAGCTGTAGTTACGTGAGCTGACGTCGGCAATAGCGTGCGGATATCGATCCCAATCTTCTAGATACAGGATCGGCTTGAATTTAATTGCCATGGTAGACCTCTGCGGCATAGCCCACTGGGCAGGGTGACCTGCCCAGTGAGGTACATCACTGCGAATGCGTCGGGAGACCGGACACACCAAGCTGGAGGTCTCGGCCGCCGGCCAGACGCTTGATCCACTTGAGGTAGACGGTTTCGCCTTCCGCCAGATCGTTGATGAATGCGATGTCGTTCATCCACTGACCGATCGGCACCTCGACCTGACGCGTCTTCGTAGTAACGATGAAGTGCGTAGGTTCTGGGGCCCTGCTCTCGGTTTGCGGATCGTAGAGCGGCTCGCTGGCGTAGAACAACTTGTCGAGCCAGACCGTCTTGTTGGCAGCACCGTTCATCACGTTGATGAAGGACATGCCGTTGGTGCTGGCTTTGATGACAGCTTGCAGCTTGTCGCCGTACCAGTCTTTCTGGTTGCCAGCAAAGCGCAGCTTCCAGTTACTGGAGTTGGCGATACCGCCATCACGCAGCAGCGCGATCTGACTGGACTGAGTATGACGAGCATCGCCGTACTCCACGTCGACAGCTTTGAGGTTTACGCCGAACGTCAGATGCTGAGTCGAGGTGTATTCCAGACCGTCGAATGGCGAACTCTCTTCGCTGAGTTCGATAGCGCCTTTCGGCACACGGCGAGCCACCGAACGATTGAGATCGTACAGCCAGTATTCCAAGGCATAGCCAACCACGTTGGATACCCAGGTCGGGAACGCGTACAGCTTGAGGCTGCGAGCAGGATCTGCTGGCGTACCGATGATCCGGTATTCCTCAGTCACCGCGCCGTTGGCTGTCTCGCCTTGCAGGTAGGAGTATTCCTCCGACTCGCTGAGAGCGTAAGACAGAATCAGATCATGCGGCGTACCGATGATGGTTGGAGACCAGTACTTCAGACCCAGCAGCTTGAACTTGCCGTTGGCTTCTTCGTCGACCACATCGAGCGTACGCGTGGTACCGTCGATATAGGTGACCTTCGCCCGCAGTGCCAGAGTGGCAACGGTGACGTTGATCGGGACGAGCAGGGTGTTTGGCTCGGTCTTGGAAAGGTAAGGGCTCAGCAGCTCGATAGAGCGCACCCGCTTCTGACCTTCCGAAGGACGACGAACGAGGTTGGTGTTCATGACCAGCAGTTTTGCCTTACTGATCATCTGCTCCTGGTCGTTATAGATAACGGCCGTGACGAGCTCACCATCATTCATCGCCTTGCTGGTGTAGCCCATGACCGGCGCCTTGATAGCGCGGTTGTTGATCTTCTCGTTACCGACCAGATCCAGAGGAATCAGTTCGTTTACGTAATCGCCGGACTGGTCGTAATAGGCGCTGATGATCTCGCCTGTCGGGGTGATGTCGATGCCTTTGTAGACCACACACCACTTAGCCTGAGAGCCGTACACATGCAGTGCAGCATGCAGGGCCATGCGGTGAGGGAACACGCGGGTATCGACGAACAGACGCCAGGCCTCGCTCGGATAGCCAGGACCCACGCCCAACAGGACGTCTTCCACACCGACGTCAGACGCGTCTTTAGGAGGTTCCCACGACGTGAGGTCGGCCACGAAACTGGTGTAGTCGACGCGAGATACGCGGAACCAACCCAGCTCGAACGACCACGACACGTCATCGACGTTAGGGACGTAATGACCTTCGCCTTGGACCACATCGCTCCCGTCATCGACGAGACGATACTTGTAGAGGTTCTTGATGTTGAACGAGAGGTTGAGTTCCCGCTCCTGATCAGTGATCACATACCCGCCGTCTGGTAGCGGGATGATATTCTCAGCCATAGTCTCTGACTCAATGAGGGGAGGCTAGGCAGCCTCCCGGTTGATTATTCCCCGACTTCTTCCCACGTCTGGTGCGGGTGCGGATGGTCTTCCATCTCGTGCTGGAAGCCTTCTTCCACGATAACCGTGTGGCGGTTGATCGCGACCTTGTCGGCAAGGTAGGCTTCGATTGCACGGGTAACGAATCGGAACTGGTAAATGTCCAGCTCGATGACCTCGGTCTCAGGATGTGGTTGGATCATCACGTAATCCGTGTTCACATCTTTAAGCGCAGGGTCGTACGCCAGGATCCATTCGTAACCCACGAGCTTGGCTTTCACGTCGTTGAGACTGTACTCGCCTTTGAACTCGTCCATCAGCAAGATGCCGTTGAGCATGTCGTAGATGAGCTTGGCAGTGAACGGACTGAACACCGGATACTTGTTAGGGATCGGGTTCGGCTGAGGTTTCACAGGCTCAGGCAGGCCGAGGGTCAGGTAGTCTTCGACTTCCTTATCGATCACTTCAGACTTGGCTTTCAGCGCATAGGTATCGCCATTGGTGACGCCAGCCATTGGGATCACTGGGTTGGAGATCTGGTAAGGCGTGCCGTTGGCAACCTCAACCGTCAGCGTGGTTTTGTCTTCAACAAAGCCCACCTCTTCCCGAGTAAACAGCTGACCGCCGACCACGATACGGCAAACCTTATCGTCACGTACGTTGAAGCGAGAGTTTCGGCTCAGCTCATTGTACTTGACAAAGCCTACGTCCTTAGCCTTCTCAAGCTGCAAGTCCTTGTCGCAGAAGCCACGACCACGAACCACAACCGTCTGCAGGGAACCAGGCTTCAGGAACACCTTGTTCACGATGCAGACTTCAGGCCACTGGACGTAATAGTCGATGTCCTCGATCAGACTGAAGCCGTTGAGGAATACATCGAGCTGCCCAGGAGGAATATCCATGACCGTAGTCACAGGCACCCGACCACCACGCACCTCTTGCACGTTGACGGTAAACGCCAACAGATCGTCCCGGTAGTTCAGTTCGATCGTAGAAGCCAGGAAGTCTTTCGAACTCTTGACCGCAGTGTGGAAGCGGGCTGGGTTGACGCTCCAGGTAACGACGTCTCCTGCAACCGTGTAGTAATCGGTATCACCGGTTACATCTTTCCAGTCATTCTGACTGACACCGTTGTAGATGTTGCTGACGTAGAACCTGTAGTCGACACCCTTCTCAAGGACCTGACTCGGCGTATCGTACTTGGTGCAGAGACCAACACCACCCTTACCGATGAACGCTTCCACGTACTTGGTAGTCGCGTTACGCACCGGATACTCGATCGAGTAGTCATGCGGATACCAACCCAACAGGACACCGGCTGCGTTGTACTCGAACACCGTGGAACGGTAGGTGAGACTGAATGGCAGAGTGACCCACCCAGTGCCGTCTACGTACTTGATCGGCGTATCGCCAATGAGGCGACTGATCGCATTGTAGCCGTAAGCGTCTTCGACAGCCTGACGAGTGATCCCCGTCATGGTTTCGCCAAAGAGCTTGACGTACGGACTGTTCTCCAGCGCCGATGCTTTCCACACCGAGACGTTGGCAGTCTGACCGATCATCGCTTTGAGACGCTTAGCCTCAGGTAGCTTGAACAGCTCCTTGATGCGCCCATTCTCATCGACTAGCTTACGATCCCAGCCGGACTTACGCACGATCACCTCGATCCGAAGATCTTGGTTCCAGTACCAACCGTCGGGACTGTCGTCAACATAACCACGCAGGAACGCCGACGGAATCGAGAAGTCACGGTGAGTGACGTTCCTGATCGACATGTCGAAGTTCTGGTTGTAGTAGACGCCACTGTACTTAGCCGCCAACTCGTAGTTGAGCAGGTAGATGTCGACATCGTCTTTGAAGTCGATGGTGGTGCCAAGACCTGGCCGAGGGATCAGGTACTTGGTCTGGTTGTCGCGGATACTCTCGAACGACAGCAGTGACTTGGTCTTGATCTCGAGCACTTCTTTGACAGAGGAGTCGTAGTAGTATTCGATCACATCGCCAAGCTTGAGCGTCGTGAGGTTGAGGTCACGCACCCGCCGACCGTTGACGAATGCCCAAGCATAACCAGGCTTGGTTTTCGCATCACGCCAGAACACTTGGAACTGGTAGAACTCAGCTTCGGTAGTGGGGGTCATGCCCTGCACATCGATGCCGCCGTTCATCGGCCCAAGCTTACCGTCGAAGTAAGCGTTACTGCGCCACCGCACCCACGGCTGGACGTCACCGAGGTGAGCGATCTTAGGCGTGTGCTTGATCGCAATGACCAGAGCGCCTTTACCGGTATAAAGGAAATAGGTGCGATGCAGCGGGAAGTGCAGACCGTTCTTGATGTACACGTCGATCAGCAACGAAGTGCTGACGCAGTGCGCACGGGCCGATACCCACTTATCCTTGATGGTATTCATCCCAACCAACTCAGGCGGGAGATCACCAATCATGAAGACGTGGTACCACTCACTTGGAGTCGGAAGGTTCCACGAACGCATGCCAATTTTGATGTTGCCGATCGCGCCTGCTCGCTTGCTAATGCGCTGGGGACCGATGATGTGTTGACGGTCCTGCCCCGGCGCGCACCAAACGTTGTGATAAGCGTGATCAACCAGGAAGTCGGTTGAGCTGACCATGTATTACCTCTTACCCATGAGGTGGTTCATTTGCTTGAGGAATTCTTTGTCGTTACCTTGCTTGACCACGCGCTCGATCACCTTACCGAGACCGGTTTTGGTGTAGCTGTGTTCTTCGACGGTCTTGTAGACCAGTGCGAGGAAGACGGGCGGGAATTCAAGGGCAACGGCAACGGATTCCCGATGAGCGGGACCAAAGGTGTAATCCAACGCACGGTACGCCAGAGGGATGTTCAGCGGTTCAGCACGAGGGCTATCAAGAGCCTTACGCGCCCAATCGATGAAGTCCTTCAGGTTGTTCAGTCGAGGGATCTCACCCAGGATACCGCCGAGGGTCATCGAATCGACACCTGGGATATAACGGGCCGCACGAACGACCAGCCTGTCGATGTCATCCTGCGAAGGATTCAGCGGCAGCGGATCAAACAGCTGGATGTAGTAAACAGCAACAAGCGCTCGGAAGAACGACGTCTGACCGAAATCAAGACTCAGGCGTTGAGACAGCGACATGCCAAACCAGCTGATGAATACCTTGGCAGGAAACTCGCCGAGGTTCAGCATGTCCTTGCGCATCGAAGGACCTTCATTCAGCCAAGCGGCGGTGAGGTCAGCAATGCGCACTGCATGGTTGTAGGCATCTTCTTTTGCTGGTCGACCGTCTTGACGCAGCAAAGAACGGCCGTCGATCACGGCAGGAGTTTGAAGGCCGACGTTGTACTTCTCAGCTTCCACCCGGGTGATCGGTTGGAGGAAAGGGAGCATGTCGGTCACACCCGGCGGAACGACCTTCACACCGTAGACACTTCCGACTGCTGGTAGCAGTTCTTCGTTGATTTCCAGACGACGGATAGCAGTCAACGTTTTGGAGAGATCGAAACGCGAACACGGGCTTGTCTGGTATGGGGTGTCGAACATAGTTCGCCTCTCCTACTTATGTGAGTTAAAAGTTACAATTCATCGTTATGGAAGAAATAAAATAGTATGCTTACTCCGGCAAATGCGCCGAAGTTGGCTGACCATACCATTCCTCGACGTTCTGCGCAGAACATGCTCCTGGGAGTAACACCATGCCTGTAAGCGCCCTCAGCTCTTTGCCCCGCACCAACTTCCGGGGCATTCGAGATGACTCGCCGGTCAACGTGGCAATGCCCGTTGAATCGTTGCCGATTCGTCTCCCGCTCTTCATGGGCTTCGCGCCATGGGGTAGCTACGCTTCCGCCGGTTATGTAAACGCCGCCGGTCTGCAGCTGCTCAATGGTTCGGATGTTATCAATCCGAAGTCGAAGTTCTTCACCCACCAGAGCCAGTTCCTCCGCTCGCACTTCACCGCCGGCGGCACTGCGCTGTTCCTGCGACTGAAGGCGCCAGGCGCCAAGCAGGCTACCTTCCGTCTTGCGATCGATCTGGTCGCCGACAAGGTGCCTCTGTTCGAGCGTAATGGCGATAACAGCCTGAAGCTCGATGCCGACGGCAACAAGATCCCGACCGGTGAAACCACCGACGGCTTCCGTGCCCAATGGCGCTGGGTCCCTGTGACTCTCGGCACCGACGGCACCTTCACTTTCGGCTCCGGCGCGAAGGCGGAAGGTAAGCTGGTCTCCACCATCGACGGTACCGTCTCCGAAACCATCCCCGTCCTGGACGGCCTGGCTCGTTGGGAAGGTGCTCGCGGTAACAACATCGGCTTCCGTCTGCACGCGCCTACCGTCGCCAGCACTGATCCTGCCGACGAAGATCTGCAAAACGAACTGGGCTCGTTCCTGTATCGTCTTCAGGTCGTTGAGCGTGACAGCGCCGTCAGCAGCGCGCAACTCAAGCGCACTCTGCAAAGCGAAAGCTACGTGGACTTCTCGTTCAAACAGGGCACCATCAACCTGGCGACCGAGAAGCAGTACTACGCCGGTAAGGTGATCAAGCCTGCGTACGAATCCACCAACCCGGCTGCCTTCACCGGTTACGGCCCTGTCGAGAAGCTGGCTGTCTATGACGCCAACATCCTCGAAACCCTGACCAAGCTGGCCGCTTGCGAAAGCGACTACACCACCGAAGAGATCGCCGATCCGCACCTGTTCAACTTCCTGACCGGTGTTGACGTTGCTGGCAACCCG